CATCTTCGTCGTAATCTAAGTAATCGGTGGTGGCAGTTGGGAACAAATCATGCACATGCTCAGCGGCCAAACCTATGTAACGATTACCTGGAACAGCGTCAGCGGCGGCCGCCGAATACTCATATTCAAGAGCCTCAAGCATGCGGGCCCGTTCCAACACAGAGCGACCCTGATCATCCACACTCTCAGCAGTGACTGTAACAATGTTTTCCTTTAAATCAAGAGTTGACGTATTGTACACCAGCGTGTCATTAGAGTTAATGTAAACATCCCGTCCCGTGCCGCCCAACGCATACAGGCGAGTATCAAGACGTACTCGGAACATGACGGTTGAATCACCAACCACTCTAAAATACGTGCTACCGCTGTGGTAATTATCCAAAACAGCGTCTTGCAGCCCAGATGTGCCGTGGAGCAGGGCTATTTCTCCCCCTTCGGTAGCAGTGAGCGGCTCCATGTTAAGCACATTGTCTATGAACACCCCATTAGTTGTTTCAATATAAGTTTTACCTGATGATTGTTCAAGCCAGAGTTCATGAGTTCCAGAGTTTGCCCCAGCCCGAATATAAACATTAGAGCCAGTCGCTGCCGAAATATAAGTATGTGTGCCTGCCGAAATCATCATGTATTCGGTGCTTGTCATGTTTGCTGTTGCAATAGCCCCAAAGAACCCGCTTGCATTCCAAGATTCTAAGGCAAGGCCGCCGTCGCCCCCTGCCGAAGGTAACAGCACCTTACCGGTCCCTGAGGTACCATTATCGACAACTGTCAAATTACCTTTTATTTGTGCCACGCTATTGCTAATTGACAGTTCATATGCGGTGCTATTTGCCCCACCACGAATATATGTAGTGCCCCCCGTACCCGCACCCAAAAAACTGTTAGTCCCATCAGAAATGAGGACATACTCCCCACTAGACGTTTCAGACATTCCAGCAGTACGCAACCCGACGTAACCTGAACCAAACGCCTGCCCAAGAACAATGCCCCCATCAGCGCCTCCAGATTGAGCCGTGACATGCCCATCACTAATCAAGTTACCGCCAGATAATTCCAGCAAATCACTAGGGGTAGACGTTCCAATACCCAACCGGGTGTTCGTGGCATCCCATACAAAATTAGTGTCATCAGCATCCAACCCCCCACTAGAAGCATACTGAATAGCGCCGTCCCCTCCAACAGCCACACTATTAGACGACCCCACCTCAACCCAAAAACTATCGTAATAAACAAACGTTACACCGGTATCCGATTCAAACCACAAATCACCCGAACTAGGGCTAGACGGCGGAGTATCACTAACCGTGACACCGCCACCCCCACCACCGCCAGACTGATTAGCCCAAGTAACAGTACCCGACCCATTCGTCACCATAACCTGATTAGCGCTACCATCAGACGTGGGTAATGTGAAAGCGCCCGTTACCGCCAGGGAGGTGGCCGTAAAAGCATCGTCCGTTTTTAGCGTATCCGCAGCAGACCGATACAGTACGGTATCTACGGCTGTTGTTCCTCCTGGCCCCCAAGAAATTTTACCACCAGCATCAATAGTTAACCTGTTCTGGGTGTCACCGGTTACATTGATTGCAACCGCTTGTGACGCTGCACTGGTCGCATCATCAATGGTGATACTAGTTTTAAATTTTTGAGCCACGGCCTCAACCAGCTTTCTTGTCTGCCCACTTGCCCCTCAAGGTAAGTGTACCCGTATTATACCACAAAGGGGTGGGGTCTGTCTATGAACAAACCCCACCCCCTTGTCGGGTATTTCTCGCCTGCACGGCGTAACTACCTTGCCCACTATCGTGAACCGGTAGCGTTACGGATTGTTTACCGTAACATCTTTACTTAGGCGGTGCCGTCCCCTGCGGCTGTCACAACGATGCGGTAGTCCCCCGCCCCAATTGTACCGTTCAAGGTTACTGTAACAACCTCCGCCGAAGTCCGAACCACGTCACCAACAACTGTGTCCCCATTGGAGCTATCGTACACCTGCACAATAACGTCCTTGGTCCCAAAGTTATGGGTGACAGTTGTCGTGCTGACTCCACTGGAGTCGGCGGCGCAGTCTACAGCGGCAATTCGGGCAAGCGTAGTGCCCGTAATGTCAGTACCGTCCCCTACCGCCAAGTTATTCCTAGCCGCTGAAGCGGTAGTGGCACCAGTACCACCATAAGCAACAGCAATAGTGCTACCGTTCCACGTACCAGTATCGATAGTTCCTACCGTGGTAAGCGAAGACGTTACAACAGTAGAGTTAAGTTCAGTACCAGTTAGTGTTCCAGCAGCCGCAGTAACCGTAATGTTGGCCGTACCGTCAAACGAAACACCGTTGATAGTGCGTGCGGTTTCAAGGGCCGTCGCAGTAGCAGCATTACCTGTAGTATCTTGATTGCCTTCCGTGTTGACGCCGGGAAGGTCAATGTTCGCAGTACCATCGAACGAAACACCACCAATAGTGCGTGCGGTTTCAAGGGCCGTCGCAGTATCAGCATTGCCCTCTAGGGCAGCAACAAGCGTAGCAACAGCGTAGCCAGTCGCACCCGTGTCGACCGTAGTCGACGGAGCAGCCTGAGAATCTTTGAACAAGCGGAACTTGCCGTCATCAGCGTCACGGAAAAGACCGGCGTACAGGTCTTGAGAACCGCTTGAATCGTACAAGCCGTAGAAACCAATGTCAACAGCGTCAGTAGTATTGTTGTTGCTAGCGAGAACAATCAGCGGGTCTTCAACAGAAAGCGTAGCAGTATCAATCGTTGTCGTCGTGCCGCTAACAGTAAGGTTACCAGCAACGGTAAGATCATTGAATGTTACGTTATCACTCGTACCAACGGCCTGACCAATAGCAACTGTAGGTGTAGCCCCCTCGCCTGAGTTATTACTAAGAGTAACGCCAGTACCTGCAACAAGACTTTCAACGTAGTCGCCTGTCGTGTGCGTACCAAGGTCAACGCTGTCGTTAGCAATTGTGGTAGTGAGCGTAATGTCGCCACTACCATCGAAGCCTACGCCAGTGGCGTTAACGTCACCGCTCAAAGCAATTGTGCGGGCCGTGGCAAGCTCCGTAGCAGTATCGGCGTTGCCGGTCACATCGCCGGTCAGGTCACCGGTAACGGAAGTAGTGGTGAGTACACCAGTCGACGGGTTGTAGGTAAGTCCGGTGTCTGTCTCAATGCCTTGAGTGCCGGTAGCGCCGTCAACAAATGTCAGGTAAACAGTCTCATCAGTAGCGTTATTGGCAACCGCAGTAATGTTTGTTGCCTCAGTGGCGGTATCAGCGTTACCAGTAAGGCTAGCAGTAACTGTATTGAAAGTTACATCAGCGCTAGTTCCAACGTCCTGACCAATAGAAAAAGAGACTTGATTGTCTGTGACTGCGGTAGTAACACCCGTACCACTATCAAACGTAAGGGTGTCAGTACCTACTGTAAGACCGTCGGAATTGGAGCCGTCGGAGATAGTGAGAGTGCCCGCACCAGTGTCCTGAAGATTAACCCAGGAAGTGCCATCCCAAACATACAGTTTATTATCACCGGCATCGCTATCAAAGTAAAGCTGACCCTTTACCGGGCTGCCCGGGGGAGTGCCCAAATTCTGAATTACAGCATTCTGCAACTCGTTTTGGTTAAGGTCTATAGCTGTTAAAAATTTCTGAGACACTGTCTACTCCTTATTAAGTTAAATATGCCTTACCCGAAAAGGCGGCAGAAAAATTAATAGTAAGGTTACTCCTGCTATTATATATTACATCACCAATCACCACAGTACCTGCAGAATCCACAACAGTTACAGAAGGAAAACCATCCAAAGTATGATCAACATTCCAAGAAGAAGACGGCAACCCCTGCGAAAACACAAACCTTTTAGGAATAAGAGGAAGCTCAGAAGATGACCACCCAGAAGCCCCCTTAGGCCCCCACAACTTACCAATCGAAACATCAATATAAAAATCCCCCACACCACCAACAGAATCAGAAGGGGAACCCGACGAATAAAACAGCTTAGACGCCGTACCATCATCACCAATAAACGTGGAAGCAACAACCGTAACTTTATTGCCCTGCTGCTCCGCAACAGAAATAGCGTTAACAATGTCCTCCACGGTGACCGTATACTCGGAAACAGCTCCTTCAGCCACATGATTGCCGTCAAACTCGGTTACGGTGATAGCATTAACAACATCCTGAATGGTGACGGTGTAATCAGACATTTTAGCTCACCTTAAAAAATCCCTCCACCAAACGCAACACCCTATCAGCCCCCGTGGTGGTGTAAAGTTCCAAATCGTACACGTAATCGCCCGAGCTTATTTCAGCAATGGTGGAAGAAGACAGGCTTAATGTTATTGTACCATCTGCCACACTATGCACGATTCTACCATTGGTGGTAGAGCAGTCTAATGTTACGGTTTCTGCGGCAACTGTCTCCCGAACCTGCATACGTGACTGCCACAAGTTTAGATTGGCAAGCTCACCATCAGGATTGTAAACAGTCCACTCGACTTCTAAATCTTCGTCGGCCACACACAAAATGTCGTACCGTCCAGCGGTCATTCCAACATTCCGCCCATAATAAACTCTTCAGCAGTCATCAGCATGCCCCTAGCAATCCAATCAGGCAAATTTTCAGACGTGGCGACCATCAAACGAACCTCGCCGTCGTTCCCCACGACTTCTCCAATAAACACAAAGTTACCGAGCACCCCGGCGGCTTCGTGGTTTTGGAGGACATCTCCGATGACTTCTTGGATCATTTCTTCGGGGCTGTCGGTTGTGACGATGGCATCGTTTATCATTGCTAGGAGGTCATCTATTGAGTCGTCGTCGTCTCGTTCGCTGAAGGGTACGGGATCGGTCATTGTGTCTCCTAGTCTGGGTTGTTATGTTTTAGGGAAGTTATTTGTCTTAACAGTTCTGCGTTCTTTTTTTCTAGGTCGCTTACCTCCTCTTGTAGGTGGTGTATTATGTATCGCAGTCTGTTGTTTTCTTTCCTCTGTAGTGCATATTCTACCCGACTTTGTTTGACTAGGTCTAACCAAACGCTATCTTGTGCGGCATCTATTTCTAGGTCGAGTTTTTTGTGTCGGAGCCGGGTGGATAGGACGATTGCTAGGATAGTGACTGTGGACCCGACTAGGCCGGGTAGGGTCATGCCAATGAAGTTGCTCCACATAACCCCTCCCAGTCTGGTCACCCCCCGAGGGCAACAATACGCTCTTCTAGCTCTTTCAAAGCATTGATAACCGGACCCCAAAGGGACTCCATGCGGACCGTTAGGTTGCCCTCTTCGCCGGTCACAATCTCAGCGTCAGAGCCCGAAGCATCAACGGCCGCTTGGATGTCCTGGGCGGTAGGCCCCCAGAAAGAAACGCCGTCGTCAAGTTTCCACGACCATTCGTACCCGGTCAGCATCCGCACGAAGTCCATGCCGGGTGCGGTGCCCTCAATGTCTTTCAATGTGGCGTCAGAGGACAGGTAGCTGCCGTTCTTTGAGACGAGACGGTTCCAAGCCCTGTTGTTGTCCCCAAGGAGCCGACCGGTGGTCCCTGACGTTGAGGTAACGAAGGGAATCAAGTGGTTGTGGAACTGGAACGCATGGGCGGTGGATGACAAAACGCTATTATTATTTGTGGCAACGGTTTTATGCCACTGGGCCAAGTTGGTACTCTCAAAGCGGAACGACAAATCATTACCGACGGTCCGAGTAATCCACGTCTCCGAGGTCGCTTGCGAACCGATATCGTATCTGTTGCTTTGGACCTGATTGAACGTCACGTTGCTGGTCGTGGCAACGGACTGCCCGATAGAAATTGTCGCTGTGGACCCCTCCCCCGGGGTATGGCTAACAGAAACACCCGTACCCGCAGAAACACCGGCCATATAATTGCCCGTGGTGTCAGTGCCCAAGGCTACACTATTAGCCGCAACCGTGGCAGTCAGGGTCACATTAGCGTCGCCCCTGATCTGCACAGAACCAGTGAGATCACCACCTAACGTGATTGTGCGGTAGTTCGACCACCGGCTTGCCGTAGCGGCGTTACCAGACAGTGCCCCTTGCCATGTGCCACTACTGTATAAAGCGTTGCTTAGATGCTCGGCGTCAATTGACCCTGCAACATAATGTTCAGAGTTAATAACATCATTTGCGATCTTAGTGCCATCAATAATGTCGGGAGCCAAGTGCTCCCTATCAATAGACCCTGCAACATAATGTTCAGAGTTAATAACATCATTTGCGATCTTAGTGCCATCAATAATGTCGGGAGCCAAGTGCTCCCTATCAATAGAACCAGCAGCATAATGCTGACTGTCAATACTGTCAATGCCAATATGCCCACCATCAATTGTGCCGAATGCCAGGTTACCTGAACCGTCACGCCGCAAAACACTATCAGTCCCAGCAACCAACGCTGAAAGGTTACCTGTAGAAGTACCAACTCGTGCCAAAATACTGTGAGCCGCAACCTGTTGAATTTTGCCAACAGTCACCTGATTGTCGGCAATATGGCGAGTATCAATAGCCCCAGTCTGGATATTAATCGAATCAATCGAATCCTCCCCCACCGACGCCCCGCTAACAGCGCCTGGGGCAAAATGTTCAGCCTTAATAGACGCATCCACATACTGGTCAGTGCCCACAGAATTAGCTGCCATTTTATCAATCGTCACCTGCTGGGAGCCGATCTTATCCGTAGTAATCTGCCCGTTCCCAATATGCGCAGTCGACAACGTGCCAAACGAAAGATCACCTGACCCAGAACGCCGCAAAACACTATTAGCCCCAGCAGTAATCTCAGCAAAATCCCCAGAACCCGAACCCGTCTTACCCAAAACAGCATAACCGCTAGCCGAATCCACAAGCTTAGTAAGATCAACACTATTATTACTAATCTTATCACGGGTAACAGCGTTATTTTGAATCATATTTTCGGCAATCGCATCAGTAGCGATACCGTGGCGATGGTCAGAACGGGCGAAATCAGAACTTACGCCAACGGTTCCAGCCGAAGCGGTAAGATCAACAACGGTCGAGCCAACTGCAACGAGGTCATACCAGTTGACACCATCACAATACGTAAGAATCCCATTATTGAAATGGAAAAACCCAGTGAAACCAGCACCAGCAGATGGACGGGTGGCGTCTTGATTAAAACCTGCCGCCCTAGCTTCCAAGTTGATGTGGCTGTCATTCATCTGGGCACGAGTAAAGGGGTCGGATCCTGCGTCCCAAGTTGTTACTCCCAGGCGGGAAGTTGTGCTAACAGTCATAATAACCTCCTAACGACTATTCTACTAGGATATTTGCGTGCTCAAAAGCTCTATTTCAGCATCTGTAAGTTTTCTGTCAAAGTACACAAACTCTGACAAACCAAACCGTGCATTCCATGCGCTGGCACCGTCGTCCTCGCCCAACTTCATCACAGAAGTAGGTGAACTGAAAAGAGAAGTGGCTGTGGCGGATGCCGTAATCTCAGAACCAGACACTAGATTTGAAGGAGAGTACGACCCCGGTGGCACCAGACTTAACCCGTTAGTTGGGTCTCTACGAACCACGAACCATTGCCAGGAGCCGTAGGCGGGGGATTCGGTCCATGACACAGTTTCGGTATTTGTGCCGTCGTAGAATGTGGCTTTAATCGCCGGGCCATCATAAAATATGCGCAACCCTTTAGGGGTCACTTCGTTGGTTTCGATGCGGAGAATGTCGAATTCCGTGCCAGTGGAGGCTGTCCAGAAACGCCGACACTGTAGCAGCACAGAAAAATCACTGTACACTTCAATCTTGGGGCAGTTGTTGAAAGTGGGGCCACCTTCGTACACATGTAAAAAGTCTCTGTTGATAATCTGGCTTGGTGCGTAGGCAATTGAAGAAGCGGGGAACGCACGAGTCAGTGTCCATGTGTTGTTGCTGTTAATGCTATCCGGCCCGCTTGTGGCACTTGCGGCAATAGTTGTAGGCAAGAAACGGGCAAGAGCTGTCCCACCGCCACTAGGTTGCACTTCAATAGCTGAAGCTGTAATGCCTCCGTAAAGGGCTGATACCCCAACATAAGCGGCCGAAGCTGAAAGAGTAAGCACGCCACTGCCGTCTGTGGTGAAATCAGTAAAGTCTGAAGTGGACGTGGCACCAGTACCAGTGTTAACAATAGTCGGCACAACTCTGTACGCCGTACTATTAGAAAGACCATCAATGGTCAAAGTGTCACCCGCAATAGACGGTGCAGCAGTACCATAGTACCAGTAGTCCGTCCCAGTGTTACGGAACGCCAACACATCCAACCCGTTCGTCGCCGCTTCATTCACTGTTACGGTCACAGTATTCGTTAACCCAGAACGCCTACCATCATCATAATCCGAAAGCGTGAACGAACTGTCGTAAATACCTCTACCTGAGAAATCAATATCAAGCGTGGGGGTATACGAGTACACGCCAAAGTTAGTAGCTGATCCTCCATTAAAATAGGCGTGCGCAGCCGAAGAGGTGGCCGATTCCCCAGCGAAACTAATTAACTCCTTGAAAAACATAAATCGCTTAACGCTGCAAGAGACCGGAACTGCGTCAGCCCAGTTGTCGTTAGAGTTTAACTCCCCAAGAATTTGAATTGCGCCATTTGTGTCGGGTGCGACTACTGCCGCAGAAGTTGGCTGGAACACAACCTCGCCAACCTGATGAGTATCCCAGTCATCATAAATAGACGACTGTGCGTAGAAAGTAGCTGTTGCCGAGGCTGACTCAACTGCAGACCGCTTAACCCGAAGAACGACATCTCCTCGACTGCTGATTACCCCGAAATCAATGGGATCAGAAACAGCGTAGTTTGTGGCCCCAACGTTGTTATATCCGTCAATAAGCATCAATCTAGTTTGGTTATCGGCAGCACCCGTAGACCCTGAAACAAGGTAGACGGCCCAATCGTTGCCGTTACCGCCGCTGTCTGTACCACACGCTAACAAACGTTTTTCTCGGTAAAGCCAATCTGCGGGGGTGTTGCCGCCTGAGCCTGCTGCATCAATGGACGCAGTAGGAAGAGTAATGTCGGAAAGAACAAAAATAAGCTCGTACTCAGTCTGCACCCCACCCAAAGAAAGCGTATTGCCGGAACCGCCAAAAGGCACCGCCGTTACAGATGCCGTCACTGACCCGTAGCTGGTTGGGCCGGTATTACCGTACACATACGCAGCCCCTGCAGTGTAGTGTGCGTCAGCAATACCGCCGCCTAATTCTGGCACCGCCGACGCTGCCCCAGCAGCACCAGGGACTAGACGTAAATGGCGGGCGAACCCATCCGCATCAGATACAAAGCTTCTACCATAAGTAACCGCACCAGTCGCATCATTATTAGAATGCGTCGCCGGATAGACCAGCTTACTGAAGTCCAAAGATCCTCGACCGGAGTCCACAACACTACCAGTTGTTGATGAATTAGCGCCAGCAGACAATCCAAAGTCTGTATAGTCTTTAATGAAAGTCCCACCAAGGTCAGTTGCGGGGTCAACCAAAACTTCAACAAGGAAAGGGTTGTCTCTATCATTATTTTTTATGACCGGAGTAAACTCAGCGGCACCAACAACTGTTTGTAAAAACGACGCAATTGTATCAGGGCGCCCCGAGTTTATCCCAGTGAACCCTGTGCGAATCAAATCCCTGAAGACTTTAATGTTATCAAAAAACCCATCACCCACTCCCTCTAGGTCCTTCCAATTGCCAACTGCCTCTATGTCCGCCCACTCCCCTGGGTCTCCACTTCTGTCCTCATCATTTTGTTCAAGCGCCGCCCAAGGAGAAATACCTCCACCAGCAATCGTTAAAAGAGTTGTACCAGTAACGCTCGCAAGCCACGGCAGGTACCCCAAAGCGGCAGTGTCGGGATCAGTAAGCTTAGACTTACTTTCAGTACCCGCAATAGGTCGAACGTACTCAAATTCTAAAGCCTCCGCAGCCACCAAATCCACAGGTCGATACAACGACTCTGTGAAACGTTTTAAAGGAAAACTTAGCGCCTGTGCCCCCCGAGCCCCGAGCAGATCGTTAATATTTTTATCATCCACCTGCATAAAGTTAGGCATATCCGAATACGCTAAACCAGAAAGATTACCAGACAGCGCAAGATCATCCTCTGTTACAAAAGGATCAAAAATAGTGAAAAAGTCCCCAGACGCCGCAGGCGACTCAAACGTGATTGTCACTTTGGCCAACGGTTCAGTACTTAAGGACCAAACACCATCTGACAAAGTTTCATTACTATTATAAATCCTCTGAAACGGTAAAATAATGCTATTAGTACTAATAGCAGCAGAAGCCACAGCGCTCCCCTCCGCCGCCGAAGCAGCAGGCGTAGAAGCCGTTCCGTAAAATTCCATACGAATAGTCGCCGTTTTAGGAAGCAGGGACCCAATAGCCATGCTCACCAAATAAACATTACCCGGCGTAACAGTCAAAAAAGGAGATTCAATAACAACATCAGCCGACGCCGAAGTGGGACGAACAAACAACAAATTATTAACGTAAACATCCGAGAACTCATCCCCCGGAATATACGTATTATACGCACCCGCATCCAAAAGCCGCCCAACAGTAGCCGCCCCCGACCTTAAAGCCCACCCACCTAAGTCAGACCCAGCATCGGTACCAAAAGAACGTTGATTAGCACTAAGAAGATTAAAATTTCTAAGTGGCATTCACGCCCCCCATCACGCCTCAGTAATTGTCAACGTACCATACGTCACCAGCGTACCTAAGTTACGTAAAACAATATCTGTCGAAACATTCGCTGTCGGAGAAGCATTGTTCAAAACTGTAAACTGGTTGATGTTATCGCTACCCCCAGCAAAGAACGAGGTGGCAGCCACACTCGCAGTACCAAGGGCTGCAGCAGCAGTTCCCGTACCAATAAGCGTCGCCGTACGATCAACTTTGCCACCGTTAGCACTCTCATTATAATTAATACCCTCAGCCACCGCCTCAAAGATAGCAGTAGCCGCTCCGCCCGTAACAGTAACCTGCCCCGTATTCACAAATTTATAAATCACCGGGGGCCCGGTTCGAGCATCCACATAATAAAAACCAAGGTCGCCCGCCTCATATGTCCCATCGGTAACACCCGAAGTCGTCAGCGACACCGTAGTTCTTGTTCCACCCGAAACGTCGTAATACCCAACATTACTAGACCCAACAGCAGAAACAGCGTCCATAGACAAAGTATCAACATAATCAACACCCTCCACCGCATCAATCGTAGAAATAATCTCATTCCGGCGGACACGCTGATTTTCCCAATCCCAAGAATTAGGAGAAAGATAGTCCTGCAACGCAGCCTCAACCGCAGCCTTAACAGAACTAAAAGTATAACCATCCAACGCTTTCACAGACGCCGTAACATGCACCTTCGCCAACTCAGCAGACATCACCTCAACCGACAAACCAGAAGGAGTGCGCTCCTCTAAAGACGTATGCAAATCAAACAAATCAGAGGCCGACACCACCACCTCAGTAGCCGCTGCACTAGCAACATCAGTCTGCCCGGCCACAGCAACCAAAACATAACCATCATGAACACCATACGAAGAAGAAGTCGTATCCCGATCCCTATACTTCCTGCGATTATAAGCAGCAACACGATAAGCATACGACTTATTCGTCCCCACATAATTCTTAATTTGATTTGCAGTAGTCGTCGCAGTTGTATAACTAGCAAGCAACGCAACACCACGGTCAAAATACTCTGCGTCTGTTTCAGCGTTTAAACCCCCAGAAGGGTCCGTGCTAAAAACTGCCGAAACAAACGTGGGGCTGCTCGTAAGAAGTGACAACGGGCCGCCACCAGTGGAAACATTGTACGACTGCCCAATGTCCAAAGCCGTTACAGCGGCTGCTTGGGCAACATTAGCCGCAGAAGCAATAAAATCCTCGTCCAATGTGTAAATGTAAGAAATATTAGTCACCGCATCAACGTACAGAAACTCTGTCCCTGCTGGCAGCGCCGTGTTTAGTGCGCTTTGTACAATATTTATGCTAGCGGTAGCCTTGGTGCCGTCGCTGCGGGTCAGACCGAACAGTTGAAGCAGGACCTCAGCAGTCGCAGACGGTAGCCTATTAATCCCGGCCACAACCTGAGCGGAGCGGTCTGCGAAAATTTCAGCAAGGACCACTTCAATCTGCCCCGCCTGCGGTGACCAGTTTGGCAGCAACGCCCGCCCACCTTCAAGAATAGTGTTAAGGATCGCCACAGGATCTTCATCAAAAATAGTAAGATCCTTATAAATACTTACATCAGGGGAATTAGCCACAGCAACCTCACTCAAACTCAATCAACACATCAGCGTCCACGCCACTGACAGACTTAACTTTTATATCCGTGATAAGCAACTCTTCCTGATCGTAAAAACGTCGAACCGTCGACAAAAACTCTGCTGCGTCAAACCTATGGAACGTGGGATCATTCATTCCAAAACGGTCCAACAGAGGCCGCTCATCTTTTTCTGTGCGAATGATAGAATTAATCTGCTCAGCTTTGTAAGTTGCAGAATCCGAATAGACAGTCGCAGGGCGACCGTTATCATTGTCAATTCTAAAAGGATGCGAAAGCACATACTCAGCCACGGTTCCTCCAAAAATACCTTCATATAAAGTCTACCGAAATTATGAAGGGTTCTTCAACTACTCGCTGGTTATACCTATGTACCAATCATGAAAATGTGGGTCATTAACTGGTATCATTAAAAACTCCACCAAATCAATGTCCCATTCATTGCCTTCGCTGCACCAAGCAATCTCAATAATGTCTGAAGCGGCCACGGTGCCTGTGTTGGTTTCTAATCCAAACACATTTATAAAGTGGTTAACCAAGCAAGATTGAATGCCTCTATGATAGCAAGCGGCCCCCTCACTTGCACCATTTGGGCAAATGCCGGGGGCCACATCAAGCGACGATTTGTTTATGTTTAACAGTAAACGATGGCCGTCTTTGTTCCAATTTAATTCCTGCATAACTCAGTCAAGTGCTGTAACATCAGCATCTGCGGGGAAAGGCACACTCTCCGTACCTTCCGTCTGCTCCTGCGGGAATTGCTCAACCTGTGCCTCTGAGTAAACTAACTCTTTTACCACCTGCTCCGCAACTATAAGCTTAGACTTCAAGTCTAACACCTGCTCCTGTAGCTCAACAATTGTTGACCAAGCTGCCTTAAGCGTTGTATCTGCTTCATAACTAAACATTATCTTGTAACCTCAAATTTGAAATTAAACTGGCCTTCTATGACCCGCTCGACATCTCCAGTGGAGTTTTCTATTTCTAAATCATACACACCGCCATCGGTCATGGCTGCTGTCTCAGACGCAGATAGACTCACAACAATCTGACCATCAGAGTTTAAAGACAACCGCCCATTCTCTGATGTCAGCTCTATAATTGGTGTAATATCAGTAATCCTGCGACGCACATGCATCCTGCCGGTAAAATCCGTAAAGTCTCTTAATGACCCATCTGGATTTTTGACAGTTAGCGTCCTTATAAAAGTTGTGCCCTGCTCGCAGGTCATGTCGTATGAACCAGCAGCCATGATCCCTCCTTACGTATATTATACATCGAAGGGGGCGTAACTAGCTCGCCTTAGCTCGACCTTTTGGGGCCTCTGCTGCGTCTGGGGAAACGGCGGAAACTTGAGCAGCCTTAGCTTCTTCTTCCTGCTGCATCTGCCTAACAACGGTACGAAGAACAGCATTGTCCCCAGTAAGACGCTTAATTTGGTCAAGCAAATCAGCGATAACCGCTTGCAAGTCTACATTAATATTGGTTTCCATACTTTGTAGTACCTCCTAATACATTAAGATTAACAATTCCACCAATCAGGAGAAGGACGACCTTTCAACCATTTAGCGAAACTGGCTTTGTCTATTATATAGAATTCACGATAAATGTCAACTGCTTCCGACAAAACAGCCGTGGTGCCGTACTTGGCATGCAGCTCATCGCCAACACACAACGGCACAGCCGTCATCGGAACATCCGGCACCATACAAGCTGAAGCACGCACAGCATCTAGTTGGCGAGCACAAGCATGTTCCTTACCAAACCTAAGAGCAAACTCATCAGCAAGAGCAACAGAATGATCAAACAACCACGTAAAGTTGCTTAAAGAATCACCGACCCAGCGAGTACTTGGATGATTAGCATACCCCCCTTTATGTGGAGTCCCCTTAGCAGTCAACGGAACATCTGCATCCGCAGCACCATGCCTACGCAAAGCAGACACCATCATTTGCACACTCTCTACAAGCATTTTACCTTGATGCTTGTCACACAAACTTTGAGCAGCAACAACAGGATTTTCATCTACAAAAAAAATATTCACAACGCTCCTTTACCCGACAAGTATAACACACTACCATTAGAATGTCAAATTTGTACCCCTGGTGGGAATCGAACCCACAAGCCCAACGGGCCACGGATTTTGAGTCCGCTGCGTTTGCCAATTTCGCCACAGGGGCAAACCCTCAAACTTCCTCAGAAGCCTCCGTAAACGCCCAAGCAACACCAGACGAAGGATGCCTCAACCTGGCAATCGCCTTAGCCTCAAGCTGCCGAACACGCTCCCTCGTCAAACCCATCATATCACCAATAGCCTGCAACGTCATAGCCTCAGGACTATCACCCAAACCGTGGTGAAGCATCAGCACCTTATACTCACGCTCAGGCAGCACTGACAACGCCTTCAAGATATCAGTGGCGAAACTAGCCCTAATCCCCTCCTCGTCAACAGGCGTCTGATCGTAATCCACCAACGTGTCCGCATGAGTTACCGAACTATCCTCCGAAAGAGGATTATCCAAAGATTCCAGCCTGCTGTTTTCCATATGGTGCCAAATGTCATCCAAGTGGTCAAGATCCCAATCCAAATGGTCCGCAATGTCCTCTCGGCTAAAGCCATGCTGCCTGGTGCTGAACTCATCAACCACCGCCGCCAACTTCCGCACATCAGCTTCAACATGCATGGGAAGCCGTATAGCCCGCCCAAAGTTAGCAATAGCCCGCTGACAAGCTTGGCGGCACCACCATGTCGCATACGTGGAGAACTTGAAGCCCTTCTCGGGATCAAACTTATCTACCGCACGCATTAAACCAATCGTGGCCTCTTGAATAAGATCTTCGTACTCTAGACGGCTTTGGGAGCGAGCGTACTTTGCTGCCGTGTCCATCGCCAACCGAAGATTGTGCGTAACAAAGGTGTCTTTGGCCCGCTTCCCCTCCTTAATGTCGGCATTCAACTTCCGGCGCTCAAGATAAGTCAACTGGATGCCCTCAATATGGGAATGATTAAGTTTCTTGTCGGCAGCTAGTCCTGCTCGTACCGCACGCCCCAGAACGACTTCTTCATCTCGGCTGAGAATCCGGTGCTTGGAACTATTAACGTACCCTGTCACTATTGCTCCTTTATGTTAAAGACTGCGTGTATATGCGACACGAGTCTGATTTGGTGGGGGAATAAGTAGTAAGTATACTACACTTCTGGACAAATTGCAAGTATTTGCCAGCACTTTTGTGAGTAATTAACAAATTTTGTGTTTAAACTTCAAATTGTGGGAGTAATCTCGCCTCAAAATTCAAACTTAGGTGACGTAAACAAATGTTCAACAAGATGAGTGTCGCCGTACTTCATGCGATCCTGATCGGTCAACTCAATCACCTCGTGCTCACCCGCTGTATATAACGTACCCCACGACCCTCCCCCCAGGTCAGGTTCAGTCGAAATATGCACATCCTTTAAAACCATCTCCATGACAACCCCAGCTTGACGGCACAACTCCTCAGCGTCCTTCTCGGGGAAGGAAAACAGAATCTCATCGTGGATCGGGAGTACCGCATAATCCCACAACCCCGCCTCGTGTACTTTAATCATAGCACGACCCAACACATCACGGGCAGTAGACTGGATACAGTAGTTCAAAGCCGCATATGGTCGCTCAGCATCCACAGGAAGCTTCCTACCAGTGTGGGTAACTACAAAAGTTCGCTCACCTTTCTTGATGGGGAAGGCTAGCTGATGGGCAAACGAGGTCACACCCTTGTAAGTGTCATCAAAAAGGTCACACACCTTCTGAGCATCCTCCACGCTCAACCCAGACTGACGTGCCAAGGTCTTGGGCCCAGCACCATACACCTTGCCAAAATTAACCGTCTTGGCGACCTTCCTAGACACGCCCGTGCTGTCAGCGGTGGTTTGGTGCAAATCTAGCCCCTCGCTGAAAACCTTCAGCATAACCGGATCTTGAGATAGTGCAGCAAGAACACGAAGCTCCACGCCTGAAAAGTCAATAGATGCCATACGGCACCCCTCCTCAGCCAAAAACATACGACGTATAGCATCCCCCCCAGAGGGCAGCTGCTGCAACGGTGGGTTATTTATTGACATCCTCCCAGTACGGGCCTGCAAACTATTGATCTTCGGATGAACCCGGCCATTGGCGTCCATTGTCTCCAATGAAGCAGTAACATACGAATCACGCCACTTTGCGGAGTTTTTCGCAGCCGTCACAGACTCCGCCAGCATGCGGGCACGAGGATCAGCAGACTCATCCGCACGAATCTCATCCAAAATAGTTTTATCAACCTTAGTTGCACCAGTCGGCGTAACCTCAGTTAGGCGCACCCCCAAAGAGCGAAGCCCCTCAGCCACATCCTTAGTGGCATTATGATTCTCAACACCCAAGCCCTGAACAATCTCAATATGGTTCTTCTCATCCACAGTCATGTCACGAATCAGCTTACGGGCATAATCAATATCAATACGCATACCCCGACGCTCCATAGCAGCGACCAGCATCAAAATCTGATGCTCATACTTAACCAAATGATCCATTGTCTTCCGCTTAATCTCATCACGAAGCTTAGGGAAAAGACGGGCAGTCAGAATAACATCCATACCAGCATACTGTACCAACGTGGGATGAGCCGCAGGAATGTTCTTCCACCCCTCTTTGTTAGACCACTTATGCTCCTTGAAGATCTGCTTCAAAGCAGCGTCAGAATCCGGTGCCGACTTATCAACATGATGCGCAGCCAAGTTCTTCAGACCATGCCCTACGCCACCCTCAACCCGGCTCCTCGGATCAGCCAAATGTGACAAAATCTTCGTATCAAAAGTTCTAGCCAAAATATCAAGGGCATCAACGTGCCCATGACGATCCAGCCCCAACGCATCAAAGGTGGCATTATGGGCAAGCAGCCGATAATCCGTGCGTTCCATGACAATGTCAATAGACCGCTGAAACCAGGGATCGCCCCAAATGAACACCCAAGCGTCATCACAGTCACCCCACTGAATAGACTTAATAACCCAGTGCGGAGAATAAGTATCAAGGCCGCTAGCCTCAATGTCATAGGCCAGGGGGCGCTTGCCCTTCAGCAGCCAGTCACTAAAATCGCCAAACTGCTCATCAGAGCGAACAAGCGTTACATTACCCAAGTCGGCGGTATCGTTACGATTCTCATGCAACCAGTCATCAAACAGAGTTATAGAATACTCATCAATATTCTTCATACTCAATAACCTTCGACCGCCTCAAGTTGTAAGCTTCAATAATCTTAGAACGAATATCACGATACTCTGGCTTCGAATCATAGCAGTAAGCTTTAAGCTCCCCGCCAGCATTTGTCAACAAACACAACTCGTCATCATAACACGCATACCACGTTTGACGGTCCCTAGACGTATACAACTTGTCAGGGGCCTGCTCATATAAATCGTCTTCAATAGAATCTGAGTCGTACATCATGGCGTGATCTCTGGGGCTTCAACGGATTCAGCCAAACGGCTCTTAGACCATGCACCACAATCTGCGCAGAGCCACTGCTGATAGGTCGCAACCTGCGTATACTTGTACCCACTAGGTTCGATATCATCAGAACCGCAAGTCGGGCAGGAACTTCCGCCGTTGTACACATTAAAGTTAGGGTGGTCAGTCATCCACGGGCGAAGCTCAAAATAAACGCTGCGCAACAAATCTACATCCTGCTTAGCGTACTTTGTCATCAGCTTCCACATCTTCATGTCGCCACGCATGCAACCCGCCCACGTCTCAAACCCTCCAGTATTCACCTTACGGCCCAAACCAAGATGCTGCCCAAGATGGTCAAGTTTGTTAGAATTGAACATGAAGTACTTCCTGGCAACTTTCAAAGTGTCAATCTGGCGCACAGGAGACACCGGTCCCAAACCGTGGGCAACGAAACGTGCATTGGCCTTGCGAAGATCAAAGCGGTCACCATTATGGGCAACCACAACATCAGCTTCGTTGAGCAGGCCCCACAAAGAAAGAACAACCTGCATGTCGTCCTCTGGGTCCTTCTTGTACGTATCCGCAAAGTCGGGCAGCGCCACAACCTGAGTCTTTTTCTGATGCTCCCACCGGTAGGCGAAGCAGAGCATATACCACTCTCGCTCGTGCTCAATCACGTTTTGTTCGTGCTGGCCCCAAACGTAGCTCAAGTTAGGTGCTGTCTCAATGTCATAATACAGTATTTTTGGTGCTGTCATAGTAGACATTATATCACACTCGACGCAGAAATGCAAGCCTGCAGCCGTCGGATGTCTTCTAATTCCGCAAAGCCTGGTGCGGCATAAAAATATGTGCGACGGTTTGTCCGTTCTTTGCGAAGGACGCCTTCTTTGACGAGGCGGTCTAACGCACGCCAAACATGCTGGAAGCGCATGCCAAGTTCGTCAGCGATCTGCTTCTGAGTCATGTCAGGATTTTCAAGCACCATAAGGAGTACTCTGGCGTTAGCTGTCAGAATTCTCACCAAACACCGCCGACTCTGCCGCCGCCAGCGAAACGTCCATTTCGGCCATTTCGGTCTGCATCATTTTAGTGGTCTCTCGCAAACTGGAAATGCCTGACTCAAGGGCGGAGATTCTATCTTTTAAGTCTTGTAGCTCGTTGGCTAAAAAAAGCATACGATGAGCGCTGCTGCCTAACTTTTCCATCTCGGATGCCGTGGTGCTGTGTGCGGCGGTGTCAATCATCATGCTGCGAACCATGTCACGATAATGGGCCAACGCTTCAGCGTAAGTAGAATTAGACTTTGATAATGATATTAGTAGGTCTTCAAACTCTGGGCCGCACCGAAAAACTCCAGCGTCGATATCGTGCTCCAGAAAGCCTGCTTTAGACATTTGTACTAGCGAAGGATACAGCGGACTTTTAGGGTCGGTTGAAATAACACCACCCTGTTTAATCAAGGTATTGACAGCATCCTTTGTTCTGTCAAGAGGGTTTGCCCAAGGTTTGCCGATAAGACCACTGTTTACTTGTACCATACCCGTAGTATAGCAAACACCGTAACGCCTGTCAATCTAACGCTTGCCACCAAAGTACTCAACACCGTGGCCAGCGTCAATAATCTGCGTATTCAAACAAGCCGTCTTAGCGTCATCAGCGTACACATACGCTAAAATACGGCCATACTTACCACCGCTGTCTTTTAAGGTCTGTATAAAAACATTAGAACAGCCATCGAACCAGTCATCTACATACTCTTTTGCTGCGAGACCCAAAGCTTTTTCCTGTAAGTCTTTTGTTCGGGATTCCGGCGTATTTACACCATACAGACGAACTCGTATTTTATGAAAAACACTAAAACCAAGATCAACGATAAAATCAATAGTGTCGCCGTCTACAACTCTATCAACTTTTGCTTTGTAAAAGTACTCAAGCCCTTCGGCCATTACCCAAACATCTTTGCCCAGGTAAGCGGACCGACAACACCGTCTTGACGTAGGCCATTGGCCGTCTGCCAGTTTACAATAACTCCGTGTGTCTTGGGGCCAAAGAACCCGTCGACCGGCTGAGCACCAACCTTAGCTTGAATGGCTTTCACTACATCGCCCCGCCACCCATTGCGGATAGGGCGCCCAGGATACTCGGGGGCAGGGGCCGGGGCGGGGGTAGGAGCCGCCTCAGTCCTATCCTCTACCTTGTCTGCCGCAGACGGTCCATCATCCGCAACCACGGCAGTGCTAGAATCAGTCATAGCCTTGTACGTATCGGGCCCGACAATTCCGTCTACAAACAAATCGTGCTCAGCCTGCCACTTCTTCACCGCCGCCTCGGTAAGCGGACCGAAAGCACCATCCGCCTCAACCCCAACCACGGCCTGAATTTCCTTGACTTGATCTCCCTTCGACCCCACCTGCAACCAAGGGTCCTTACCAGCAGGCTTGCGAGCAGTCTTTCTTGCAGGGGGAGTCTTAATCGCCTTCGGGGGATCACCAAGCAGCCGCTGGAAAACATCAACATAATGCTGGGCGTCATCCGCATGCTCATTGCTAATTTCGAAATGAAGCCAGTCGCCACCCGGCGACCCACTCATTGCATGGCTAGTGTAGGTACGCCAAGCATTCCGGTCGCACCTCCACCCACGCCCGTGAGGTCGTGGCCAGTAATCAAGCAGCAACTCAATGCCAAGCTCCTCGGCATTCTCGGTCAAAAAGTCACACAGCTTCTCACAATCAGCGTAATTACCAGTACCACGATAGTTGCCGCCCCGCCACGACACATCAGCAGCCCTACCGGTCGAATGAACACTTGGCTTAGACTTGCCACGCATATTGCGCACAACAAGCGTACCATTATTCCACAAACCAAAATACGCCTCAATAAGATCAACGAGCATTTCCATGCCCGCCCTCTTAGCACGAGCAGTGCGATCATAACCGGTGTAAGTAGCCATCAAAAAAGTCCTTTCGGATAAACAATATTCAATAATAGTTTACACCAAAAGCACAGGCGTGGCCAGCAATTAAGGCTTACACTGCCACTGCCGCCAACCATTATCACGCTCCACAACCTTATAAGTCAGGTTCGTCATCAGAACGGGATCAAACCTGTGCGACGGATCAGACAACTCATCCCACCCCCAATAGTGGGCTTCAGCGTGCCAGGTGCCGTACAGGTACTGAAAAAGGCCAGTGGCTGTACTGTGCCTATTTCTAGCCCACGGTTTCCAACGAGACTCGCACCACGCCACTTGTACCGCAGCTTCAGCGGTGGTGACCGGGTGGTCTTCAAAAACAAACTCCACGTATGGGCGAATGTAAGTTTCACACTGCTCAGAGGTCTCACATGGAGTTCTGGCGTTCATCATTAAAATCCAGGCTACTACAAGCTCTGCAAACATAATGTCCCCTTCCGCTATGTTTTTGAAGCATTGAATTAGTCTAGCACGTGGCAGGTAAATGTCAAGTTGTGAATATATTAACTACCCCACAGTAGGATACACACTACATATGTGCGGTTGCATCTGCATCGCTGCCAAACTGAACTGCCTTTCGCTGTCCATCAACCCCGCCAGTAGCCACAGCCATCAGCAATGCTACAGGATTGGCTAGGCCACCTCCCGCACTACTAGATACCAACGCAGGGGCCCGTTTTAACTCAATCGTTAATTCATCTGAAGTTGTAACAGTTGCATCGTTCAAATCTGTTACAGTCAACTTAACAGTATAGGTGCCCAGTTGGGCATACGTATGTTCTATGGTGCCAGAACCATCAGCCACACTCTGTGTTTTACCGTCACCAAAATTCCAATCTAAGCGAACTTGACTACGGACCGTAATGCTTAACACATAATCAAGCTTTACTGTTAACCCGTCTATGCTTTTCTGTAGAATACGAACCGACAATGGCGGTGCCTCTAAATCACCGTCCTCCTCCTCCCCCTCGTCCACTTCTGGAATAGATGAGGGGGGTAAAGTTTCCGCATTACCTGTAGCAATAACGCCTTCCCACTTATGTAAACCTGTCGAGTGCGACGACCCTAAACCAAAAATATTATTGTTTAAAGACCTATCTATGAGGTCTTGCATAAAATTGTCTATATTAGGAATACTAGATTGCGAAGTGTAACCCGAAAATTGAATGGTATTTCCCAACGGATTCTGCACAATTTGGTATGTACGTCTTTGTATGGTTATCTTATCCCTTTTTGTTGATCTAGCGGGCACTGTGGCATACTGATTAAAAGAACTTCCATGAGCAGAAATGTAATCCATATGAAAAGGAACCCGGGGCATCCCCGACATCTGCTTCGGCATACCATACGTCCATCGACTATCTGCGGCTCCCCTGACCCCGGCCGCATACCCGAGCCCCGGGTTAGTACCAGTTTCGTCTTTGTAGCTTAAAGGCTCGTCATTCCAATCAGGGTTATCAGGGCCAATACCATTAGGCCAAAAAAATCCTAAATATGCTTGAACCTGCGGAGTCCAAAACGCCGTCGGCTTATTTGGCTTCGTGTTACCAAACCCCACACCACCAACATCCTGTTGGAACGTCGTCCACGCCCCACCACCTTCCTCGGGCGGTCGATTGGGAAATGGCCCAAAGTGCAAGTTCTCCAAATCAAACCAATCAGGACCCCGAACACTTAGTCTCCAGCCGCCCGGCCCTCCAGAATGGGCGAGGTGCATGTTAAACGACACCCATCCTGCGCCGGAAGGAAGCGCCACCAATCTGGCATCTTCAGGATAAAACCTCTGCCTGGTGTAATAGACTGACTTAGCGTCAGCAATCTTTACCGGTTTCCCCCTCCAAAACGGAGTAGGGAACCAAACCCCAGGAAAATGTCCCACCACTTCAACCGGGTCGGTCGGCGAATTTTGATGCAACGTTCTAGCGGGCCACCCACCCCGAGGATTGTCAATATACCGGTGAACCCCACTACCTTCTTCGTAGCGCACCTGACTATTATTAGAGGCCAACAAATTATTTACATCATCATCTTTTGTGAAAATGTTACCAATAAAGTGATGATAATGCCCAGACTCAGCACCTGGAACAACCAACGGATCAGCTTTTAACCCTACACCAGTAGACTGGGACCCGTTCCAATTCGGGTCACTGTGTGTGGCCGTCGCTGTCACAAGCGTCATAGCGTCATTAACCATACCCCGTTCTAATAAATGTGTCTGAATTTCCAGAGAGCTGTCCCGTAAAACTAGAGTATTATTCGAATCAAAACCATACCACGAAGTGGTATCTTTACGGCCCTTGTCATTGTAATTGGCATCCGATCCAAAAGAAGTGTCGCCGGTTGTTGTTTGATAATTTACTACGGGACGAGTAGGCATATATCACAATCTTTCAACTAGGAATAACAATTAAAGCACTAAAACCGTTATTGTACGTATCGGCAGGTTCTTTAGTTGAACTAGTCTTAGCCCCAGTAGACCCCCCCGCTAAGCCACTATATGTCTGAGACACAAGCTTCTGCACATGTCGCAAACTATTGCCCGACTCCGCCCCCGGGGTGCCCTCTATCCCATGAGAAATCATCCCTGCGGGCGTCGACAAAAAATCAGTCATGTCAACCTTCGGTTGCATTTGAGGCTGGGTGGCCGAGTTACCTTTATTAAAATACCCAAAATACCCCAAAACCAAACTATTAGCAGAATAAGAAACACTATCAGCCGAAAGCGTTGCAGTAGTAGCAGTTGGGGAGTTCGACGCTGCACCAGCCCCACTATCCCCATCCCCATTCCAAATATCGTTGTTAGTAGTATTGCCCTTGAAAGTAGAAAACGACTCAACATTCGTGGTGTAAGTAGGGATACTCGTCGTATCCGCCCCACGTACAACAGCCAACGATAAAAGTCGACTACCGGTACCATTGTCGGTAGACCACGTATGTGTGCCTAAATTGCCAGGATCGTTTGCTCCAACAACTCGATAATACGCAATCATTTGGACAGAATAATCATCTTCATCATCCGAGGAACCGCCATCATCACCAGGTCCAGGTGGTTCCTCGGCAGAAATAATCGCATCCTCGGCAAAACCAAACAACTGTGTCCACCCGGCAGGTGCTGTAACTCTGTCCGTATTCAAATAAGCACCCGTGCCCTGATACACAACCAAAAGCAAATCACCCTGCTGCAACACACCGGATTGATTCAAGAAATGCACACTATCAAAATCAATTACATCCGACGTACTAGCACCAGATTGGCCCGAATAATGCTGAATCTGAGAATAAACCAAATACGGTGCCACAGTAGTAGGCTCAACACTAATCGCCGTCGTAGCACCCGTATTCAGATCAGACAGCAAAATATACATCATGTTCCATGACGACCCGCCATCATAAGTCCACAATAAGAAATCGTGTGAACTGTCGTTGGCCACGCTCGTCGGGGCAGCTGTTGAACCAATATCACTAATTGATGAATCGTAGCTAACAGACCATCCAGACCCACTAGAGTTAGCCAGCCTTAAAGTAAGCATATGCATTTGTGGGATAGTAGTTAATCCTAAACCATCTAAAAACGCATTATCAACTACAACTGATGCATTAACCGCTTTATATAACATCGAAGGGACCGCAGCTTGGACTGTAACTCCATTGGATATATCAGTATTAATTGTGCCTATAGCGGTGTCTATGCTGTCCAGCACTTGCTGCAAAGTACCGCCCTGTAAAGTACCCCAGTTGTTAGCGTCCAAACTGACAGTCCCCCCTGATAAATCTGGGGCTGCCGCACGAATCTTCTTCCAAACACCAGCGGCGGCGCTGTACGACCAAGTCTTTGAATCAAAAGTATAAGTTTGCCCATCAGAAGGGTTAGACGGTAAAGAAATTGGCATATTGCTACCTCAAACTGTAAATCCAAATATATTCTACCACAACTACACCCACTAAGCAGGAATACTAATCATAACAGTAACAGCATCATTAAAAGAATTAGTAGCAGTAAGATTAGTGCAAGTCTTATCACCAGTATTTCCCGCAGCCGTGTACTGTTGCCAAGACAATTTTTGCACATTCCTTAGTTTATTACCAGGGTTGTCGATTACGCCAGTCATGTAGGCTTTAGTCATCCCAGAAGGCGTGGTCAGCTGATCAAAGCCATCACTCGTAACAGCATCCAACCTCGGCGTCGGGTAATCATCGTTGGGGTCATAGGTTGCAGTCGTGTTAAGGTCACCCCTCGCAAAAAAACCAGTCACACAAATAAGTAAACTATTTTCAGCATGCGCAACACTTTCCCCAACCATAGTCCGGTTCACATACTGCGTATAGTTACTGGCGAAGTTTTGATGGTTCAACCGGTGAGGAGCCGTCTCAGGGCTGAAACCGCCGTTCTGCCCACGCACAACAACAACACCATAACACCGACTGCCCGCCGGATTCAACGTCGCCCATGTCTGCTCCCCCAACGCATCACTGCCACCCGGCAAATGTTTACCCTCAACTTTCAAATAAAACACAAACATACCCACATCTGCACTTCTGGTAGAGGTTGTATTAACAAAAGTTTGCCAACTTGACGAAAAGTTAGACACAAACCCATCGTTGTCAGAATCTGCGCTCACATCCGCAGGAAAATACCCGTTGGTCCCTACTATCGGATTCATACGATTAGCGTTTGCCTGCGTCACCACAAGCAACAAATCACCCACCTGATAAGGTACCCCAGTGAAATCAACCGTTAAAGCATTATTTTCGTCACCAAATATAGTATTCACAAACCCCTTAGAATACACAACCGATGGCGGGGCCGGTGCAAATTCGGTTGGAGGCGGTGCGGCGCTCGCAGGTGGTGCAATCTGTAAACCGACACCGACAGAGCTATCAGCAGTGTAAGCCATATCCCAATTCGTCCCACCGTCGTACGTCCACAGCACAAAATCTTCAACATTATTTATCCCAAGCAACGTAGGGCGTGCCACCCGGCCCACATCTTTAATATTTGCGCCCCAGTTGATAGACAACGCAGCAGTTGCTGAATTAATTAACCTCAACGACAAAATGTGTGTCGTAGGAACCGACGACAGCCCTCTGCTTGTAAAGAAAGAAGCATCAATAGTAATATCCGAAGTCACTGTTTCAACAAAAAGTTTGTGAGCAGGATTTGACACCCTGGCACTTTCTTTAGCGTCCTCTAGAGCCGACTTCGCAGCGTTTAAAAGATAATCTACAGAGTTCAAAGCAGTCTGCGGATTGGTTCCACTAAGATTAGACCATCCTGTATCATCTAACGTAATCGCCCCAGTGGGAAGCGGAGCAACCCCAGTAGTCTGCAGCCGCCACACCGAACCATCCCACCTCCACGTAGACGACCCTGAAGTATAGGTTGCCCCATTAACCGGGTCGCTAGGTAAACTCACAGCCATAACAAACTCCCTAAACTGACGACTACAACTATTTTACTGAAAATTATGCAGCAGTAGTGTTGGAAACAGTCTGCCACTGGGTACCATTCCAATATTTCATTGGTTTAACCCCCGACCATGCGTTGTTGCTATAAAACTTAAATCTATCAGAAACCGTGGCGGTTACCAGAACTATTGCACCCAAATCGGTGTTTGACTCACTACGGGTATTACCGGCCAAATCTACAGCGAAGTCTTGACGACTATCCGGCTCGCTACCTATGCGGTTTGTTCCAGCGGAAAGAAGCGCATTGTTAGCATGATTAACCGGTGTAAAATCTATCGAAGAAGGGTCGTCGTTGGCGTCAAATGTAAGATCTGTGAAAATGAAAGCAGTTGAAGCGGTAGAAGTGGACACTCCCCCGGCCGCATACACCCAGTTTGACATCGAGTTTGAGTTGTTCTCTGTGCCGATTTCCACCAGCCCACTAGAAGTCACCCCGTTGTGGCTACCGGCATAATCACCAGTTGACGTATTGCTTTGATTGTATACCTCCCAATCGAGCGATCCGTTCCGTGTCTGCCCATGAAATACGCCCCCAAGTCCTGCAAAACAATTATTATACAGGTTATAGGTAGAGTGGGTGCCACTAGAAAAACTTGTGCCCAAGTTGCCTGTATACGATGAGTAAAGGTCACCGTCACCGTTCAAACAAACAGTACAGTAGTCTATGTTCAAAGTAAGAGCATCCCCATCCCGGTCCATTATACCCGCTTTACTCCAACCAAAAATCAAACAATTATCAATAGAGAGCACCTCGCCCTGGCCCATACCAAAAGTGCTTATACCATAATACTCTCTAGTGGTAGAGTAGGACTGTCCATTCTTCTGCCAAATCATACATTTCTCAACCAAAACATTATTTGCTTCTACGGCCACAGCGCTCAGAATAGTAGAACCACCAGAATCGGTCGCTGTACCTATTATTTCCAAATTACTAAGACGAAAATAGTCGTCCTGAATTTGAATGACCCTACTCATAGCGCTAGAGTCTAATCTGGCATAATTCGTACCCCCAGGCACCCCAGCATGCCTAACAGACGGATCAACCGTCAACCACTGATAACTTGAAGACGACCTAGTACCATTCGTTGAAGAAATAACAACCCTCTCATCAAACGCCGAAGCGTCCATAATAACACCCTTCCAAATATCGGTGTTAGCAGTACTAGTGTCCCAGCCGTCAGTAGTGTTTCCGGCCTCCCAAGCCGCAATCGTGCTATAATCCCTACCCGAACCAATTGTCCTCACAATTTCAGCCATGTCTGCCCCTAAGTCCAGGCGGAGCCACCCCAACTTCAGTATCAGCAAAACGATGTTTTTCACCATCATCAGACTCTAGCCGTGGAGGAAGCCGCTGACCGTCAGTCTTACGAGAAATTAACCTACGTCCCTCCCCCCGAGACAACACAATATGCCCACCCAAACTGTTCAGTTTTTCAGAATTTGTACGGCTCAAATTTTTTAAATTCAATGACCACCCACGCTTAAACGCCACTGCCCCCGTTTCGTAGAACGCTGCATCCATTAAGTTCACATCAGCGGGCTCACCGGGTAAGTCTATAATTCCCATATTGGCAGAAGGGAACTCTTCTGGTGCCCCTCCCCCAGCAACCCACACCTCTAAGGATTCGTAGTTACCAAACCGGTGGTTATCAGGATGCACCGAAATTATATCACCATAGTTCCAATTATCTTCTGCTATGTCACTTCCAATAAAAACCAGTATTCTCATGTTAAATCCAACCAAATATCGCCGGTCGCTTTATTAGTCGGGTCAGCGGTACCAATCCACAGCACTTTATCTACACCCGTCGGACGAGCGGTGGTAGCAGTGCTCCCATGATTTACCGTAACTAGATCTCTGTCAACCCAAGAAACAGCGCCGCTACCGTTAGTTTTCAAAACCTGATTCTCTGTCCCATCCACAGTGGGTAATGTGAACTCTGTCCCACCAGACCCAATTGTAACTCCCCCCGAAAGCGAAGCGGAGCCTCCAATCGAAGCGGTACCTACAATCGCAACTGCCCCACCTGCGTCAATTGTCATCCGCTCAGAACCCGCAGTGTCAAAACGAATGACATCTTCATCAGGGCCCTCCTCAACCTGAATCAACGTGTCACCATCAATATCCCGTATTAGAGGCAGGGCTTCACCAGCAACTTCTATCCACGCACCGGTATACCGGACAAACAGCGAACCAGAAGAGCTTTGAAACCACAAATCTCCTTCAGAAGCAGAGAGGGGAGTAGTCTCTTGAGTGGTCACTGACGCCAGAACGTTTCCACCGACTTGTAACCACTGGCCGCTCTGTCCCTGGGGTTCAAAATACAAAAATAAATCAGCGGTGACGCTGTCAAACCATAAATCTCCTTCAGAGGCAGGAGACGGTGCGGTCTGGGAAGCCGTAACACTTACACCGTTATTGGCGGCCGACCACGTGGTGCCCGAATAAACAAAAACTGTTTCAGAAGATGGTTGAAACCACACCTCGCCAGCCGCTGTCCCGACCGGCACTGATTCCTGAATCAAAGCCACAGGTGCCCCTTCACCCCCAACAGCCTCCCAAGCAGAGTTGTAATAAACAGAAAGCGACTTATTCACTGTGTCAAACCAAAACGCCCCCTCCGAAACATCAGTAGGGGCAGCGCTCGCCACAAAAGTCTCTACATCGCTGCTGGACCCATCGCCCGATGAGCGAGAAACTACACTCCACGTGCTGCCATCCCACCGCCATGTTGCACCCAAAGTGTATGTTTGCCCTATGCTTGGATAATCAGGAAAATTGATAGACATTATAGCACCTCCAAGGATTATTCTATACAAAGCTGAGTTCAGGCGGGTGAACGAAACATCAACCGCTGTCAGCCGCCACAACAATATAGGTATCGCTTACGGATGGCGAATCGTAGAATTTAATAGCCACTAGTTAGCCTCTAATGCTTCGATACGGGCTAGAGCGTTCTGCAAAGCGGCCACCAGATCAGGGATCATCCGCTCCATCGACAGGCACATCACCTTGATCTTCGGCGTGATACAAACGGCGAGAAGTTCTTCGTCGCTCAGTTCTGCGTTCTCCTCAGCCGTGCAGGCTTCACATCTCCAACAAGGCTCCATTCCCTCGGGGTCGCCGGGGGCGGCAGAGGGGAGAACCTGAGCTACTTCCTGTGCGATGAAGCCGTGCCCTGGCTCATCTTTGAGGCCGTCACCGTCCTCGTCCCACATGAAGTCCCGAACCTGAAGGGCTTTGATGACCGCCACCGAGGCGTCCTTGTCAGCGTCCACGATTGCGGTCTTGATGCGCTGATCCGAAGCTGAGAACAGGTTGATACCTCCGCCATCTCCCTGCAGCAGCCCATGCTGGTTGCCGCTTACATCATCAAACCGAATCCACCCACCGGATGATGACGGGGTGGCGTTGCCATGAGTGATGTTCATGACAACGTGACCGTCGTTCGTGTACGTGTTGATGACCTTGAACACAGAGCCTGCGGCGTTGTTTTGAGAGGATGTGACAGTCACAGCCCCAGACTGTTGAATCGTCATACGCTCGACATCTGTAGTTCCGAACGACAGGCCATAGTTTGGATTATTAAACGAAATGTAACCCATTTTAGTAGAGTCGACTGTCGCCTGGATGCGCCACTCACTCGACTGCCAGCTGCTGCTGGCGGCCCAGCGTCGTTTTTTTATGTCCAAAAAATCGTCGTTAGCAGTTGTGGTATGAACTCGGATCGCCGCCTTTTCGTCGCCAATCGTTGTGCCCAAACTCGGGTTATAGAGTGAAAGCTGGTAAGTAGGGCTGCTCGTGCCGATGCCGACATTGCCCTCCTTGTCAATGCGCATACGCTCCGCAGGAAAACTAGTATTAGCGCTTGTGGCGAAGATAAGATCGTGTGCATTACCGCCACCATTAGTGTTCTTAGCGGAAATATAAGCACCTCGGGTGGTGGCGGTAGAAGAACCGGTTGAAAACCAAATACCCGCCTCCTGGTTGAGAACGCCGCCGCCTCCATCAACACCGTTGGCCACATGTACCGGGAAGCTGCTAGCAGAAGCCGAGTAATCATTGACAACGAGCGGGCGGTGGGGAGCAGTCTCGCCTATACCGACATTGCCAGAACTGTCAATAACCATGCGCTGGGTGCCCGCAGTATGAAACTGCAAGTCCGCCGCTTCACGTTGGATAATGTAAGCAACGTCTCCAGAAACAGCAATATCTAATCCGTCGTCGTTAGTAGCGCCAGTCGTACTATTTGTCACTTTAAGAGCCGCAGAAGTGCCAGAACCATTCAAGTGCAAAACCTGTGCGCTGTGAGCAGTCGGGCTGGTCGTGCCGATGCCAACATTGCCCGACGAATCAATACGCACACGCTCCGTATTGTCTGTAAGAAACCGAACATCGTGTGTGGTTGAAGTACCAAACGATCCAGTGTTAGCAGAGTCAGGGCCAAGATAAGTTGTTGCCGTACCATTATCTTGCCGCAGATACGCCGCCCCCGAAGCAGTAACAACGTGCAGCAACTCAGCAGGGCTGCTCGTACCAAGCCCCAACCGGTTGTTCGTATCATCCCAATAAAAATTGGCGTTATCGCTCGCAAGCGCCCCACTAGAAGCAAACTGCACAGACCCATCAGCACCAGCCGCACCACTATTGATCGAACCCGAAAGAGTAATATTACCAGCCACATCCAGATCGCCACCCACAGAAACGTTACCCGACGTGGAAAACGAATTAGGGACATCATTCGTGCGGCCCGACCCAGACACAAGAATCTCACCGGTCGACCCATCCACCCTAATGACCTTACCTATATTCTGGATAAGGTGTGTAGCCGTGGCTACAGGTTTAACATCTGTTAACCCGCCCGTAGGGGCAACATACAAAGTAGCGCCTATACTGAACGAAGAAGTATTCATACCACGTATGACACCCAAAACAACTGCGTGGCCGAGATCGTTATGATTCAGCTCCGTGTTGGTAACCCCTAAAGCGGGCATGTTCCCCGCATTGTCAGCCCTAGCTGCAGAAACCTCAACAGCACCCGACGCTCCCACCGAACCAGTAGCATAAACGGGAGAACCTTTTGGTATAGTGCTACCGGACGTATTCTTAATCGCAACAATACTTGGCCCATCAAACTCTGCCTCAATGTGCGTCGCAACAATCGACCCATCAACCTCTAACTCTACCGAAGGGGTATTAGTTCCGACCCCCAGCCGGTTGTTGGCATCATCCCAAAACAAATTGTTCTCATCAGAACCAAACAGTCCCCCAGCGGAGAACTGGATTGCACCGTCGACTCCCGAAGGGCTCGCTGATGCCCCCGCATCAACTTGCCACGAAACGTTACCCAAACCGTCAGTCTTCAAAACTTGACCTGATGAACCATCAGTTAAAGGCAAAGTATATGCTGCAGATGGCCCCACCTTTAACCACTGGGAACTAGTACCATCATCATAATAAACAGACAACACCGACGTAGTCAAATTTAACCATAAATCCAAATTGGAAGGATCATCAGGCGGGTCTACTGCCACCGTGACACCCATACCATTAACCAGCTCTACCCACTGCAGCGTATCGCCATCATTGTAATAAACAAACAAATTACCATCAGAAAGCCGATGCCATAAATCCCCCACCAAAGCAACGTCAGGCGCTGAATCAGAAAAATATACTGTGTTATTACGTACAGAAATCGCAACCGGGGCAGAAGAACTACCTTCTATAAACCCCACATGAATGTTGTCACCCACGACAGGAGTATTCCCAATTACGGGAACATTTTCGTAAATATTATTCAAACCAATACGTGGAATAGTCACAGAAACGGTAGGATTGTCCCCCGTGCCTACAGCTTTAACCACTGCATTGTAAAAACCACTAGGGCGGGTCACTCCAGTCGAATAAGAAGTGTTGTGTGAAGTTCGTCGTACCATATTAGCACCTCTCCCTTATCATACAGAATGCCATTAATAGAAGGCAACCGGAACTGGGGCGTATCGGGGGGGAGGGGGCGGTGGGGCAGGATCAAGCGGCGGGAAATCAATAACCGACCAATCCGTCGGATTACGCCTTCGTCGTTTAGTCCCAGCTGGGCGAGGGGGCTTCTCGTAATCTCCCTTAATCATCGCCCAATCATCTGCCCCCCACGTTCCGTCCTGGGGGAGTCCATTAAGAGATTGGAAACTCGCCACCTGCCGGGTAGTGTCAGCGTCCCAAACGTTTGTTTCGTTAGCGTTAACCGCCTGTTGGATGCGGCCAACACATTGACCAGTAGAGCCTGGTTCAAAGGTTTGTAGTATACAAAACATTTCTTCAGCATCCTCAGGGGTTGACCCCGAAATGCTTACAAGCCCAGACTCTGTTGCATCAAACGACACCCGCTCAAGAATAAAGCGCATTTGATTAAATGTTGACGCCCCACTAAACACAACAACCGTGCCCGGGAACAAGCTTACTGATCCCACAGTTTTAATAAGTGACGCCGAAAAAGTGGCGGCTGCAGAACCGTCTGCGGTTCTGCGAAGCGAAATTGTAGACACCGGCCATTTATCGGACTGGGTTTCAGCTGCGCCAACCTTGAGTTCAATCTGATTACCACCCGCCGCCTGTTGATCCAACAAAAATTCTGGTGATGTAAAAAACAGGGTGTTATGGGCTTCAAAAAATAAGTACTCTAACTCTCGGGCAAGTCGCTGCAACATATCGTATGAAGATTCTTCTTGATTCTCAGATTTTTCTTTAGTAATGGTAGGCACCTGAGGGGAAGGTTCAATAAAAAGTTGCATCCCCAAAGCGGCACCAATATCTGCAGCAACCTGCGATGGGCTTACTTTGTTCCACGTCTGTGTGCGCTTATCTCTGCGCATTTCCTGCATTGCCTGACTGCGTGCTGTGACTTTAACAGTTGAAATGTTGCCGAAAGATAAAGATACTGCCGCTATTTCAAACGCAACTCCGTTAAACCCAATTCTCCGGCCTACCATAAAGTAGTTGCTGTTGTGCATTCGAAAGTCTTCGTCATATAATTGTAGGTCGAGCTGGCTAACCTGATTCGAAGTTAAGTCATATTGCATTGATATTACGTGTGATCGTATGTCAATTTGGGTTTCGTCGTCAACTTCCCCAACTGTAAGTGCTTCAAGATATGTAGACATACAATTTCCTATAGGAGCCCAACCAGCTCAGCGGCTCGCTCTGGGCTAAGTCTCTCCTCGCCAAACGTCTTCTTCCGAAAGTTTGAGTCAGCCTGAATTCTCGGATCTAGGTCAATCACCTTGTCGTTGCCTGACCCATCAGGAATACCAGCAGTCAAATCATCAGACTTAAACACTGCTTTCAAAACCCTAACATCCGCATTAAACCTCGGACGTTCAGTTAACGTAATCGAAACCTCCGCCCGAGTAACATAACCATTCTGGTCCCTATACCTATCTGTCATCGTCAAATTTGTCATAACACAATCGTAGTCAAGTTTGCTGAAACCGTACTCAAATTCTAATGTGACACCGTTTTCTGCCATCAGCGACAAATTCTCCAAAATACCTTCAACAAGCGCAGCGTCAGTGCCGCCACCCCGCTTAGCTATAGTAGCACTAAACGAACACACCCGCAACGACCTGCCTTCTGTTACCAGCAACGGGGGCAAACCGGGCCTTTGAACTTGCTGAATACGAGCAGCGTGGGAACTGTGTTGCAAGTCCTGCGGCCCGAACGGAAACTCAACAAAAATACTATCTAATGTCAAAGACTCCGCCGCCCGAACTTTTGTCATGGGGCCTACATTCGCAACATTTGAAGCAACCACTTTACGCCCCAAAGCGTCCGTTGTGTACACTGCACGTCTACCAGACGGCCATGAGGCCCTGGCATTCGACAGGGTCTGGGGCAAGTTCTCTATCCTCGTTATCACGCCAGGTGTCCTACTGGGTGGCGTAATAATAGGACGTTCGGTTTGTGGCGTATACTCTTTCGGAAGATACTTATTTCCATCCCCTTTAACGGACAACCTAGCCCGTTCAGGAGGATTAATGGTCCTGAACGGGTTAGAAGTCTGCCCGGTAGAGGCAGATAAAACTCTTTTCGCTACAAATTTATTAGCCATAATAAATTACCTCAATCTAAGGTAAGCGCCTCATCGAGCCAGCACCGACCTTAGCGCCTATCGAACCACCTATAATCCCGGTGACTGTCCCTCCTCGTTCTGGGTCAGACACGTTAATCCCGTTGACTGCCTCTGTCGTCATATCTATGGCAGCTTTAATATTTGATAACAGGTCGTTTCGTGCTAAATCCAACGGAGCCTCCATAGAAATAAAGTCGGTCATAAACTGCTGCTGATCAAATTCACCATATTGTTGCCCCGCTGCAGCGTCAATTACGTCTGCAAGGCTAGTCCCACCTTGCAAAGCTCGTTCAGCCTGCATCCGGCCCTCCGTAGCTAAGTTGTTCAGGAATGCATCTTGAAGTGAGCGACTCTTATACAATTCACCGCCCGACGCCTCGTCCAGAACCGACATTCTCTCCTTAAATGCCATCCCCCCAGTACCAGCAATCGCATCCATAAAATCTTTGCGCTGATCCAGCGTAGTATCCAGCGCTGTAATACCACGGCTCCCACCCCCAGCCTCGTCGTAAATTGTACGAAGCCTACCCGCATCTATACCATACTCCTCCTCCATCTGACGGAACGTCGACCCATACGCCGACTCAATCTGCCCCCGAAGAATACGTTCCTTCTCAGGATCCCCACCAGTAAGCTGAGGTAGCTTCTCCTCCAACTCAAAAACACCAGAAAGAGCAGCCAAATCAGGCGAATTACCCAAAGCAATCTCATACGCAGCAAACGCCTGAATCGCATCCGAAATCATACCCGTATTAAGATCGCCTGCCTCTGCCCCAGCAATAGCCTCAAGCATGGCACTAGCCGTAGCGTTCCTCTCCTGCACCCCCAAAGCAGACGTGGAAAGATCAGGCAAAAACGTCTGATTGCGGTCCATTGGATTAAGCGCAGCCTGCATCAGCAAAGCTGTACCTTGTTGGTCTAGCCTTCCTTGTAGATTTATCCCTAAATCAGCAGCTAGACTTTGAACCGCTTCTGAGGTCAGCCCTAGCGTGCTTTGCAACATACCTACATTACTATCAAAGTTTCTAACATTTTGCTCAAGGCGACCGATTGCCGCATCGGCCTCCTCCAAGTATTGCGGTAAATTCTTATATATTTCTTCATCATCAAAGTGCTCCCCAATAATACCTAGCTCTTGCAGGGTACCTGTCAGTTCGCTCCACTCTGGGCTGTCAAAGGTCTTCAGCATCTCAGCCGACCTAAGCACTTCCTGGTAGAACTCCCCCTCGATCAGGGTAGCACCTATGCCACCAGTCAAACCCCCCGGGCCACCGCCCGCCATCTGCGCCCGTTGCCCCATAATTATCTGCGCTCTTTTCATATGCTCAGTCCGAATGTCAACCCCACCGTTCGTCGTGCCAAACTCTGCGGCCACCAGAGCTGCTTCAAGAGCTACCTCCGGGCCAGCAAAAGTAGTGTCTAACGCACTAGCTAAGTCTATGCCGTCAGTCGTGGTACGCATATCTTCCGCAACTTGCCTAAGATCCTCTATCCCAGGATTCTGCCTAGCCCGGGAAATAATATCCCGGTGTGTGCTTAAATCAGTAATCGCCTGCTTTGTTTCCACAATCGTCAGTGCCCCAGGAGTGCCTATTAGTCGTAAGCTCCCGATGTGTTCTTGCATTGCCGTCGCTGTCGCCTCAGCAATCTTGGCCTGACCCGCCTTCCCTGCAAGGTACCCTGCAATACCCCCAATTAAAGCCCCAGCGGCAGCACCAAGAGGGCCAGCAATAGAGAAACCAAGCATTGCCCCACCGGCCGCACCACCTAATGTGCCCATAGAAGTACTACCACTTTCATACGCCCCACTCACAGCCGTAAGCCCCAGACCGATCCCCGTCATTCCCATTGCAGAGGTGACCCCACCGAGGCCCTGGCTTCGCACGAGCCCCCTAAATCCACCGTTCCGTCTGAAATTCCTTTGCCTTTCTTGAAGAAGCATCCGGTTGGTCATCCCTCTCCGCTGCGCTTCTCCCCTAAAGCTCCTAAACGCCCCAAAGCCACCCAGCGCCAACAACCCACCAATGCCGCCCATCCCCCCCAAAACCTGAACCAACATAGCCACAGCATTAGCCAACAACTCAATCGGAGGCGCAATCAATTCCAAACCATCAGCAATTGCCGAAACCAAATCAGGCAACTTCTCCAACGCAGGAGTTATCGCATTCAAAATCTCACCAATAGCCGGAACCAACTCAGACGCAACCGTATTCAAAACCGCAGATATGCGATCCAAACTATTAAAGAACCCCGCCTGGCCGCCCTTCAACAAATCAAAAACAGCCCCAATAACGTTACCGATACCCGCACCAAAATTCTCAAACGCCTCAGCATTCTCAACAATCAAATCCCTAAACTCCCTAAACAACCCACGCCCACCAGCCGCCCCACCCATAGCCCTAAACATATCAATCACAACATTCGCAGCAGGCTCCATCGCACGTAAAGCATCACCAATTCCACCAAAAAAATCACGCACATTACGGAAGAACTCCACAAAGTTCTTACCCATCTGCTCCACATCTTGCAAATTATTGACAATATTACTGCGAATAAACTCACTCGTCTTGTCAATAATAGTCACCAACGTGGGGGCAAACGACTCCGCCCCAAACCGTTGTATGATCTGCATCATACCCATCAAATCACTTTTAATGATTCTGGATATTTGAACAAAAGCGTCACGGAACGGGCCAAGAAGCGGTTCACCCATATCAGCAAACAACCCAACAACACCAGCAAATTCTGTCTTAATGGTGCCAATGAATGAGCGGGCCATGTCGTCACCCAGCGAAGAAAACCCTTCAGCAGTAGCCCCACCACCTGCAACAAACTGACGCAGGGCAGCCATAGAGTCAAAATTCATCCCCTTCATCGACCCCTGTTGAAAGCCTGCCGCTCCTTCAACAGCTCTCTGGGCCTGACGCACATCCTTGCCAGCTAAAGCCTGTGCAATAGCCTGAGCCGCCGCACCGTCACCCCCAGTAATATTAAACAACTGCCTGATGAGAGCATTCTGATTTCCACGCACACCCCCACGGGCAAGAGCACCAACAATAGCCGCTGTGTTCTCCGAGCCGAGAAGCCCCCGTACTTGTGAGGTTACACCACGGCTAAGTCGAGCAGCAGCAGTTCGGCCTGCCGCCCCGCCCCCAAAATTGGCTGCCATCTGAACTTCAGAAAACTGCCTAATTGCGGCGGCAGCCACCGCCAAACCTGAAACCACAGAAGCAGCAGTAACTGACAACCCTTTCAACGCAGTGTTATACAAACTAACAGCCGCTCTACCTGTTAATAGCGCCACCTTGACACCCACTAAAGCAGCAGCAAACAACCCAACCTGGCCCGCTAAGGCAATAAAAGAAATCTTACTTAATGTGGTAATGAATTTTCGCAAAGGAGAAATAACCGACCGCAGCGCAGATCGCATAACACCAAAACGACGATTAACCCGATTCGTGTTCTTATCAAGCTTTTGCGTCGCTTCGGCCGCTTCGTCTAAGTGCTTCGCAACACCACGACTGTTTTTAGCAATACTCTGAAGCCTGTCATCCGTTTTTCCTGAAGTACGATTAAACTCCTTCTGGCGACCCTCAAGCCGCTTCAGGCGTCGTTCAATGCTAAGCAGGTCATTGTTAATATCGGAGTCTATTTCAACCCTAATTATGACTTTTTCTTCAGCAGCCATACTTCCTCACAAAAACTAAGGCCAGGAACATCTGTAGTTATTCTACAGAAATTCCTGGCCCCAGATCAGTAGCCACCACTAACATTACGGCGTTTTCTGTCCTGATCCGCACGATCCTTAGCTAAAGCTTTTGCAACCGCAATACGGATCAACCACTCATGGTAATCACAATCCAAAATTTGCAAAGGATCAGTAGAAAACGCCTCGGCTAGCCGAGCAGCAGAAATGATGCGAACATCACTTGCTAACTCCGCAACTAGCCCCTCGTAGGGTCCTCATCATCAACATCTTCACCATAACCCGCATAATCCAAAATCTTCAAAGCAACAGCCTCCAAATGTGGGTCAATCCCATAAAATGCACGAATAGCATCAGGAAGAGGCCGATCCGTCCTCGTCATCTCCATCATAACCGGAGAAGCAAACGTAACAGCGTTACCCTGCTCATCAAGCACAAGCTCATCATTAAAATAAATACCAGTCACCGTTTGCCCAACCACGTAACACGCAAACTTAACCGAATCCATTTCATCGGTCTTCCGATTAGTAGCATTACGCCGCCACGCCTTCAACTGCTCATTGGCAATATTTGGGGAAAACGAAACAGTAACACCCTTACGCTCAGGCACATTAATAAAAATGTCGTCCCGAGTAACTTCCCTAGCGATCTCTTCCTTCAACTGATCCAAAACCGTCAACCCTCGGGTAGGCGGGGCCGGTGTCGCAGTCGGAGGATTAACGACACCCACAGAAGAAGGAACCTCTAAAATGTCATCACTCATACTCATGATCTTTGATACCTCTTTCATATAAAACGGTAAGCAGACAAAGCGTACCGGGCATACCAGTATCATACAGAAATCCTGGGCACACGTCAAGTAAACAGAAAAAATCCCACCCAGCCAAAAACACTCTCAGCCAAGATGGGAAATTTTCAATTGTATATGATTATCTACCTATATCAGGCAGCGGCCACAGTACTGATTGAGAAAGTCAACGAATACGAAGCCGGGGCACCCGACGAAGCATCACCATCAGGCTCAGTAAGCCCAACAAGCAGCGCCTTCGCATACACCCGCTCCGAACCCGGTTCCTTCAAATCGCAATTCAGCGTGTACACCTTCACATCATAATAAGTCATACCAACAAGCTGCCGAAGCCGATTAAGCCTCGATGCGTCCTCGTCAGGGTCGTAAAACTTACTAACAGTAATATCGCCAATCTCTGAAGGAGCACAAAGCACCTCAGGGAACGTGCTATTACCGTCGTAAACTTTCTCAACAGCAGCGCTAATCTCACCGCCGCTTACGGTCGCAAAGTACTTCGGAAAAGGAGGCCCCGGGGAATGCCCTGGGACATCTAGAACCGGAGCAATTTCTCCGACAATTTGCCTCTGAGTTGCTTTAGCCATTTAAAATACTCCTTAGATAACAGGGGCCGACAAATTACTCTTAGTAATCGTAATATTGATAAGGTCCGCCACACCAGACACACGCACACCAACATCAGCCTTAACAAGGCCGGTGGCAAGCTGGCTAGTCGGGTTATTAGTGCTGTTGACCGTAACATTGTAGCCAGGATCAAGCAACACACCATCATCATCGTAGGCTTCAAAAAGACCACCCGCAACCCGAATGGGCTCAAGGAACGCCTTAATCGCACCACGAATTCGTCCGAAAAGATTTCCTCGTGCGTCAACCGTTTCAAACAGGTACTGTTCCATTCGGTCCGCAACCCCAACCGTAATGTAGTTAAGGGTGTCTCGCTGAGTGATGTACCGCCAGTTCGTTTCATCATTTGACACAGAGCGGGCACCATACACCCGAATAGAAGTGCCAACCTTACGCAAAGCATTAACCCTGGCGTTGTCCATAATATCACCCGTTGCCGCCGTCACATCCTGAGCCAACGCAGTGATCGTCTTAGCCGAAGAAATCTGACCGGCACCCGCACGCCAAGGTCCAGTGGCTTCCTGAACCGCCCGTGCCCTCGCAGCAGCCGCATATGAAGACGGGGCGATAGTCAAAGTGGAACCGATCAGGGCCGAAGTGCCAGTAGCCAACTCGGAAGAGTTAGGAACGGGAACCTTTACGTAAGGCCAGTAGAACGCCATATAGTGCGCACTCGAATCACTATAATAGGCTGCCGCAGCCGAACGAGCAGTAGCAGCTGAGTCGCCCGAGCTGAAATCACAAATCGCAATACGATTATTCGCCACAGCATGATCACGCAGAGCAGCCCAAACAGCAGTCACACCATTCTCAGGAGCCAAAACGGCACCACTCTTCAAATTTGGGCTAAACGCCCCATCCCCATACCGGGAAACTGCCCCCGCAGAGGTGCCCACCAAATCCTCGGCAATCGTAGTATCAGTAGGAGCAGGAGCTACACCTGTAGAAAGCGCAGTCGCCGCCAGCGAATCAGGGTTGTTAGAAGAAGTAACATCATCAGAAGCCTCAATCAAATGATTAACAGACGAAGAATTAATCACATTAATAGCATCACTCACATCAACCAAATCCCGAGTCGACAAAAGAAGCTCACCATCAAGACGAATCAAAATCCTAAACGAACCAGCAGCAATATTGCTATCATCACTATTGTTCTGCACCTGAACAGTCAAATTAGCCGACCACGGACCCGGAGTCTTAGCCTCCACAATCATAGTCGCAGACGATGCGCTGTCATTCAAAGCAAGCGAACCAACCGTTGCTGAAGCCGCCGTACCCGCATGCGCCCTACGCACATACAAACGAGAACCACCCTCATCAAAAAAAGTCTTCGCATGCATATACAGCGAATTAGCCTGATAGTTACCATAATACGTGGTGTAGTCCTGAAAAGACCTAAGCAAAAGCGGCTCATCCACCGGCCCTCGCTCTGTTGCACCAATCATGAACGCCTGACCTGATACGATGTCCGTAGTGCCGACAGGACCAGTGCGTACTGCAGTGGTGACATTAATTCCCGGCATTTTTAGCCTCCAATTTTCGTTGTCGATATCAATACGTATTGACTTGCCCTGAGGGCCAGACGAAAGTCTGCTCTGTCAAGTATTATGTTACCATGCAACGACGGAATATGGATGGAACTATCAGTCGGAATCGTTTTCTCGTGCAGCCAACGCCATTTCTTTTAACTCGTCGGGGGTAGCGTCAGGATACTCTTCTACTAGGTCTAGAATTTCCCACTGTTCAAACCCACGATAAACATCATCCCACTGATCTAGCTCGTGATTTTCCCAATCTTGCTGCCATGCAGGAATCGCTTCTACGTAAGTTTTACCACCACCTGTGATCTTTCTATACTTCGGCATACCGGGCTCTCTTCCACAACTCTACCTGCGCATTCTCCGTCATTGCCTCTGGAATGGGCCAACTAGCCCGAGGGCGCACAAGGCTGTCGGCAATAAGCCGATCAACAGAAACTTCAGTGCCACTTTCTAATGTAAACTTTTTATGCGGTGCCATCACAAATTACCTTTCTACAAACTTTCAATCTCACTATCAACCCTAGAATCTTCAATAGGTCGCCTAAACTCAAACGGTTCCCCATCCACCGAAACCCCTATCTTATTCAAAAAGTTCTTCAAAAACTTCGATACACGCTCCAGCCGAATCTCGGGAAGATCCTCAGTAAACAACTCTTCAGGAATACCCTCACTTGCATACAAATCAACATTGAAAAATTGGGCCAACGGATGTTTAACAAAAAACATACCCGGCACATGTGACAAAAACATGCTGATATGACGAACCTGCCGAACATCGCTCAAACCAACAAGCATGCCCTTTAACGAACCATTCTTTGCGTAACTATCTGCGTCAAACAACAATACTTCGTCATCGTTAAAAGCCAACGGATAATAATTGTGCGGCGGATTATTTTTCATCTAGACACCTCAACGCCCAAGCAGGTTTGCGTGTTGCTTACGAATACCCTCTAACAGCTTTTCCAAATTACGTCGCATAAGAAGATCAATAGGATCATCAGTGCCCAGACGTTCCTTAGCAGCGGCAATACGGCGCTCCAAACTTACACCCCTATTTTCAAGCCACTGAATTTTCAAGTCCTGATTCAATTTCTTTAACGTCTCCTCTATTTCCCTACGACTCTCAGACTCATCAAACTGGTTAAGAAGCTGCTTCCACGCATTTAACGCAGACTGCACCTCGGAACTATCAGCACCTCTAAGTCGAACTATCTCCTCTAGCATATCACGTTCTTCGTCAGGAATCAAGCTCATCCACCGGTCCTGCTCCTGCAACACCTCCAAAGAAGGCCGACCACTACGGTAGCCAGGAACTTGCGTATTATACTGCCCATCCAAAAACACAGTCTCCACATCAGCAATACCACTACCACCAGGCAAAAGAGCCTCATGATAACCCGAATCCCGGCCCACCTTAGAATCAGGCAACCGCCAAGACCCCGCATAACCCTCACCAAGCGCCTCATCCCGACCCAAAATCATCATCTCCATAAACCGGTCATGCGAAGTCACATCAGCAGAATTAGGGGCATTCCGATACGTGTCATCAAACACCATCCGCAACAACTCCTCATCAGAAGCATTCTCCATACCAGCAGGAACACCACCAATATTCAAAGAGTCACCGATAACAAACGTGGCATTCCTATTCGTGTCACGCTTAAACTCCACCATAGCTGTGCCGTAATCTTCCGCCGCACCACTAACTGCCTGCATGTACAATGGGTCGGAGCGCACATCATACAGAGCAAACTCTTCTGGAGTCAACTCAGCCTGACGCTGAGCAAGAATATCGGCAGCAGCCCTACGGCGGCGGGGACCGTAAGAAACCAGCCCAGAAACCGGACGTTCATCATCTGGGGTATCAACAGGAATCCCTATGGAAGTTTCGTATGCTCTACGCATCGTCGGTGGGCTAGTGGCACCAACGTCGTCTGCTCGTGTTCTCCCAGTTGGGCGACTAAACTCCAACTCGTGCGTAGTCTTAATTCGTCCATCCTCAGCGACAAGACCAATAGTCTGTGGGCTGGCACGCCAGGCAACAACGGTGTCTTCATCTTCAACATTTCTGCGTAAGAAATCTACAATATCTTTCTTCTGCTGCTCTGGGGAAGTGTTTTTCAAATAGTCGAGAATAGTTTGTGCTTCCCGGCGGTCAGCGTCAGACATTTCAACTTCTCCACCTGCGGTGCGGCGGCGGCCGGTGCGAAGCTGCTCCTCTAAGACACTAGTCTTTTCGCTAGCAAACGTAGACAGTAACTCTTCCGGCGCTTTATCTGAAGGGGGTTGGAAGTAAGCTCCGCCGCTGTCCCCCACTCTTTGCGTGACATCTCCACCCTTGCCGGTCCCATACTCCCCCCAAAGATTATCGAGACCCTCTTGAATATCAGAACGCCTACTTGCCCTATCAGAGTCAGATAAAGAATCAATATTCGACGTGGACCAATAGGAACGGTCAGGTCCCATAAACATAGGCCGCTCCGAATTGCGCCACTCCTCACTCCGCTTCGCCTGCTCATCCAAGGCTGTCTGGCTTTCTTTAAAAATATCTCTATACCTGTCGGCCTCTTCTAGTGCCTCAGCCTCAGTGAGTGGGCGGCCCCCACTTCTACGTTGCGCCCCTTCACGGGCAGCCACAGACCGTGTGTTCATAAAAACAGTAGGAGGATTATCAGGATCGTAACGGCGCTCTTCATCAAAAAACTTTTGCAGAGACTGAGAGAACTGCTCTCTCGCCTCTTCTATCTCTCTAATTTTCTCCCGCCTTGCCGCTTCGTCAAGATCGTAAACAAACTGACCACGGCCATCGGGCCGTTCCACTCGTTCCCGATACCGGTCATCCATTTCTCTAACGCTCGCCACAAAATTATCACCTATCGCTTCAGCCACCCGCAACTGACCTATAAGTTCAGGTGACGCCTCAGGCTCATCAGAACTAGACCCGTACAATCTGTCCTGGCGCTGAGAAGCACGCTTAGCGGCATCGGCATCGAACTTTCTAATACCTTCAGAAAGGGCACGCAGCGCCCTATCGCTCTCTTCCAAAAACTCCGGTGACGGCACAATGTCTCCATCATCGGCCAGCATGTTGTCTGAAGCATCGTAAAAGTTTCCGTCTTCCCCCAAATAAAAACCCCGATGCTGAGGGTGCTCTTGGAACAGTCCCACCCTACTGAGACGGGTCTCGGCACCCCACTCTGACCTATCTCTCCCAGCCAAAATATTATGGGCGACTACGTCTGCAGCCTCAGGGGACATATCAGCAAAATTTTCAGGGACAGCAACCTCAGAGTGTGGAGAAATACGCAAACCGCTAGGGAGCCCGCCGAACACAATATTACAGCTACTACTCCCTGCTCTATCTTTTAGCTCAATGCCCCTAAACGCCGATGACTCGTTTATGGGACTACCGCAAGACCTAGTTAAAACACGAGCCTTCTCTAACCATGCAATGTCGGCCGTACGTAAATACCCTAGAATATTATCATCTTCATCAGTAACTGCTGACCAGCCCTCACCTTCAGGTACATCCGTATGCACATGTACGTACCCTAGCCCCCCCTCCCCAACGGGAAATGTGTTTGGGGGGTGTTCTTTTAGCATGGCAATTACAACCTCCACGCCAGTGTGTTCGACCCCGTTTCGATCAACATACTTCTCATCAGGGTTAAACATTATGAGCGTCTCATCGAGGAGGCCCACGACGGCAGGATCATCCTCCAGTAGCTGCTTGAGACCCGGCGACAATCCCATCGCTTCATAGTCAACTTGGCGGTCCTTCCCGAGGGGGTAGTTGATATCCGAGCCTCTTCGGCGGTCACGCAACTTGGCTAGTACTCTTATGTCGTCTTCAGTTAAAACACTGAGCAGCCTTTGGAAACGAACATCCTCATCCGTCAGAGGCTCACCTATTACACCCCTTGTCGTAAGCTCTGCCCTACGCCACAAAATATCTTTGCTTTGCAGATCGCCCTTAGGGCCGTGGGATGACCTAGTTCTAAGTCTAGGAAACCGCCTAACTAAATCAGATGGAGCAGTAAGGTAAGTGTTAGTTCGTACAGCATTATGAGGGTCTGACCTAATCGGATAATCAAAACCACCCTCGACCATCACAACTTCAGATCTACGAGTTCGGATGTACTCCCAAATAGCTGCCTGCAAAACTTCAGGAGAAACGTTATGCTTCTCCGCAGTCTGCTCTAGCACCCGTTCTAGGGTATAAGACCATCCCCGATCACTGGACAACTTTTCACCCTCTAGACCCTCTATCCGTACATCGGAGCCGCCTCTAATCATGTTCTTAAAGCCAGCCCTGCCCGTGCCGCTCCCCTCCGCCCGCAGAGCAGGGGCAGTGCCACGCATAGCCCAGTTATCGTCTTTTTTCACAAAGTCAATGTACGCCTCGCCTTCTACAAACTCCGCACCTTTCTCCCTCGGTCCCGCAGTAGGCACCCACCTCCACCCACCATCAATCTTTTCGAAATCTCCACCATACTTAGCCTTGTAAGCATTTTGCCAATCTATGTTATCAGGATCAAACGGAATCTTGACATCTGACCCCTCCGGCGCAATATTTAATCGGTCTTTTCCGCTATCCTTGTGAAAAATGAAAGTAAGCACCCGATTTGGATCAATCATCCCGACCAGTACATGCGTATCCACAGCACCCCGCCGCTTAACCTCGTCACTAAACAACGACCAAAAAAACGCATCAGTTTTAGGGCCAGACAACTCGTCTATAGTTTTATGGCCATAAAAAATTTCCAACGCCCCAATAATATTGCCCGACCCGCCACCGGCCCGAATCGACCCGGCACCGGAGCTGCTAGTCAAATGCAAGTTTATCAACGCCTCCAAAGTAGGTATGTCCACCGCTTCTTCTTCGCCTTCGTTGCTCCAGGCGCTAGGCTGAACCACTAGTCTCACACGCTGCTCGTCCGTTAAAACATCTAGATGCTTCCTCAAGCTCTCAAAAGAGAAACCTTTCGGAAGGGTTTCCAAGGGACGGTCCTTGCTGTGAGGGGCACCATCAATCTCTTCGAAAACTCGACTTACCTCGTTTCGTCTTTTTATCAACAACTTCGGGGCACCATCTCCATCCCGAGTTAATTCGATTCTAACATCTTCACTTACCTCGTTTAGTTTTCCTATCAACTCATCCAACATGGCGTTGGCTTCAGCGAGTCCCTCTGGGTTATCCTTATACGCCTTCAATAAAAACTCGTGAATCGCATCAACTCTCTGCTGAAGTGTAGAGTTTGTACCCAAGCCGGGCAACCCCCTGCCATCATTTGCAAGAGTGTGAGCCATAAGACGATCAACACTAACTTCAAAGGGTTTGTCCCTACTCAAAAGATCAGCCAGCGCATTAGCTCTGCGCATATTGTTCTCCCAGTCATCCCTGGCTGACATCACCGCTATCATGCTCGCAAACTTCTTCACCCCCGCCCAGCGGCCCTCCTCTTCAGATGTCCTCCTGGTCTCCCGCACCATATGTCTAAGCACTGACACCCTATACCGCAACGACATGCGGGCGTGGTTGTAGTAATTTTGGATCTCTTCAGATTTCAGTAGGTTTGTAAACTCCTCATTTTCAAAAAGCTCATCAATTTGGCTAGCCGCCATCTCCTCAAAAAGGTCCCAGGTCATATCTTCGCCAAATATATCCTTAAGCTTTTTTAGATTCCTTTCGTCCTGCTGCCACTCCCGAAGTATCTCCAGGGCAACCTTGTCGTCGCTCATGTCTCCAATAAGCTTATCCGTTGCCTCCCCCTGCCTGTTAGCGTGCGCCCTTTTATACTTATCAATCAAATGTCGCAGAGCATGCCCACGGTCCCCCGCCTGTTCAGCTGCATCCTGGGCATCCATCGCAGCTACATCGGCGGGAAGCCGAACATCGCCCGTATTATCATCAGGGAGTAGGGCAACAGCCTCAGCTAGCGCAGCCCCCCTGCCGAGCCGCACCCCGGGGCCACAGCCCGAGCCCGACTTCTCCCCCTCCTCCTGCTTCACACGCAAACCAGCAGGCATACCACTAGCAACATTTATACCAGCACCCGGAAGCGGACACACCGCAGCGGCCTCCGATGGCGTCCGAAACGCATACACAACATCTTCAATACGGCGATCAAAAACGGGCACACCCTCATCATCAGTTGGATAATCCCCCAAATTATCATCAAAAACAGTAACATAAAAAGGTTCCTCAGGAAGATCATCGGCCATCTCAGAAAAATCAGCATCAACCCGATCCCCCGGCGGAACCCCATCCAAAAACTGCCTCAAATTCGTAGAAACATCCTCACCATACAAATCCTCAATAAACCCAAGCCGCCTATCAATCTCATCAGGATCATCCGTGGGCTCCCACAACATCATCTCCAACCCGGCATCAGAAATACCAGGATACCTCTTACGTAACTCAGCCCGCCGATCAATCGGCGGATCAACAACCTCCGCAGCCATCGGCACATAAGGAGACTTCGGGCTAGCAATAGTCCCAAGCCTATCACCCACCGTACCAAACCTATCCCGGGCCGACAAATCATCCCGATCCCACGACGGCCTCGGAGCATTATCAACACGCTCCAACACACCGTTATCGCCACGCCTCGCCAACACAAAATTCTGCCTAAACACGTCAACGCCAGGCGGGTGATCGGCACCATCCACAACCTCAGCCAACCTACCAGCAGCATCCACCATCGCAAAAACAAACCCCTTAGGGCGCTCCCACAACGTCTGCTCCTGAATGATGCCATCAAGGTCAGCATCAGGCGGATTAGGTTTATAAGGTTCTGAACGAAGACCGCCCCAGCGGCCAGGAATAGCTGCCATAACTATATCCTATCCTGCCGTGGGAACCTTCGCCAGCGACGATGCAGAATACGCTCCTACCCCCGCCGCATTCACAGAAGCCAGACGGAACAAATACGAAGTCCCATTAGTCAACCCAGTAACGGTATACACAGGATCAGTATTGCCGGTATCAGCCACCACAGTACTCCACGTCGCACCAGAATCCGTGCTTTGTTGAATATTAAACCCAGTAATCTCATAGACCCCCCCATTCCATGTAGACTCTGTCCACCCCAAAGTTATCTGAGTATCCCCAGCAACCGCAATAACATTAGTGGGTGCATTCGGTGTAACAGGCAGCTTAGACACCGTATTCTCATGCGTTTGCACAAACCCCAAAGCGTCATGGTCCACAATTTCTTCAAGAGCTAAGTCATACGAAACGTAGCCCCCCGCCAAAAGACGCTCCCCTTTAATCAGAGTAAGATCAGAAAACTCTTCTCTAATCGTACTTTCATCAATCTTCGGGTAACACGGAACCCCAGAATCATAAGCCGACAACGACGGCCCATCCATCAAAGCTTCCCTAACAACAGTAGTCAGATTGTCACGCTGTTCAGTAACAACTTGGGCACCACCATCTCGGGCCCAAATGTAAGTGCGCATATTGTAAGTAACCCTGAACGACGGATCAGCATCAACCTCATAACCATCCCGCCGAACACTGGCCGTATTCATAACCACAGTAATAACTGTAGGCCACTTGTCCAAAGCAAACGGCTCGTATGTAAAATAGCGAACCGGTGAAGGAAGCTGAGAACTGCTCAACCCCCAATGATTCCGATATGTGATAAGCCGTGACGGAAGATCATTAGCCAAATAATTAGATACATACGCCTTAGCTAGGCGAGGACCTGACATCATTTGTCAACCTCCGATCCTAGAGAATATCGCTCAAATTACGAACCGCTGAAGCCGCCCGCTTTTCCTGCCACCCTTTACCATAAACAATCCACCCACCAGTATCCTGAGCAACGCTATTGGCAAAAGTTTCAGCCCGGACCAAAGGATTTCTAACTGGCAGCCGCCAGTTGCCTTTCTGTGCCCCATGAAAATGGTACCCAGCGTACTCTACGCTAGTACCAAACTCCATTGTCTTTGGGGTAAGATTACGAACCCCACCAGGGCCTCCCGATACCAAACTATCACGCAACGCTCCCGTGCGCTGCAGAAGATCCGCTTGGAAACCCTCTCGCCGCTTCTGAGCCCTAGTGGAAGCAGCAAGGGGAGGCCACGTCCCACTGCCCCTACTTGCAAAATGTCTAGCTTCTTCCTTCTCAATGTCTCGCAGCGCCTTCGTAAAAACTGGTGAAAAGTTGCTACTACGCCGTATCATCTGCGCAAAAAAAATTCGCAGCCTCTTCGTATCAACATCTATTTTCGTGCTTGTCGCCATACTACGACACCCTCACTCGGCGGTACTTCTTTATGCTCATAAGCTCCCGCTCAGTAAAACCTGTCTCCATCGGCGCAACATTACGGGTTGTTAAGTCCTTCAAGCCAACCACGTCATCATGCATGTTCTGCATTTCCCGGGTAGCCGCACGCAACATTAACAACTTAAACACCTTAATGTTCGCCCCATCCAGCCCAGCCGTATACGTGACCGTTATACGGTCATTTGAAAACACATCATACAAATCAATACCAAAGTCCCTAACAATATAATCAGTCTCTGCAACCAACGCCACAGCAGACGCCGTAGGAGAAGACGCTGTGCGACTAACCGACGACACCGAAATAACCGGGCTACTGTTTAGATACAGAGTATAAAATCTAGGATACCGGTAGACGCCAGAAGACATCGGGGAGTCAATCTCAGGAACCGTGGAATAGTTAAAGTGATACTGGTTACTAGGAACACCTCGGCTCTGATCAGGAATTCTATACGTCTCAGTAAACGACTGTTGCTCAATAGGGCGTCGAAGGTATGCCTCAAGTTCAGCCTGCAGCCCTTCAATCACAATTTCGGCTGCATCTTCTTGAGTGTTAGTGAACGAAATGTCCATGTATGTAACAATGTCACTTACCGTAATTAACGCCATACCTAACTACCAATCTTGCTAAGACAAACTAAAATTACCGTTGACGGCGTCGGCGGATGCTGTTGATGGCACGAGCAAGGGCCTCTCGGCCACCTCCACGGCGACGACGGCGAGGGCGGCGAGGTCTAGACGGCAAATCGGAAACATCTATCTCTGTATCATCAATATCAATTGGCTCTGGCATACTTGCCTCCTTAAACCTATCTTCTACAATATATTACCGCATTAGGAGGCGAGCTTTCGTTTACTCCTGCCAGGAGTATCCCATAGGCAAAAAGAAACTCCCATCTAACAACATCAAACCAATAATCGAATAGCCAATAATGTCCATATACGTGTCCTCCACCGGCTCATTCGTAGCCGCACGATTATTAGCTACCAGATTTTCTAAACGAGCAACCTTATCGTGGAGCCTCAAAATGAGGCCCTTATGGGAAAAACGGGCAATGTTATCGGGCCCATAATCATTCTGCTTACTGCACAAAGTTCGCCAAACAAAATCAGAATCAAGTTCGGGTCGACACTCCAATGCAAGCTGCGCCAACCTAATCCACTCAGTGCTGTCTGTCAACTCCTTCCCCAAAGTGAAATAGGTGTCAATAAGATAGTCCTCATGCATGCGAATATCCACAAGGAGAGGCTTTGCGAGAAACCCGGGGCGATGACCATACCAAACATAATTAATATGCGTCAGTGCAGCAGCATCCCAGGTTCCTACACGGCTGTCCACAGAAGCAGTCGTCGTACTACTCACAGCGACCCTCGCTTCACAGCGCTCAACGTCGCTGAAAACATCATCGAAGCAACCAGAGTTGCCGACGAAATAATAAAAGCGTCGCTGTAACCAATACCCGGACTGGCTACGGTAATCGTCGGCCACGCCCTAAGAACCGCCGCATTCACCAGCATAGCGGCAAACGCCAATATGCCAGACACAAGCGAGATCGCAAAAATCGCAGAAGCTGTTGTGACAATCAAGTTTCCTTGCTTGTTTTCCTGCGAAAGCTTATTCAATACTTTTTCCCATTCTGCTTCAGCGGCGGGATTAACACTACTCATAACTTATTCTCCTTTACTATTTGGTACACACGTTGACGAGATAGATTGTACCGTTTGGCAATTTGTTCCAACGCCATACCCTCATGCTCTCGCAACCACACAATGTCGCTATTCCGCTGAATCACCACTTCCTTTGACTTCGGGCCAGGACGCACAGGCCCCCAACTCCAAGATGAAATATTTTCCAGCAAAGCAACACGCTCAGCCGACAACAAACCCTGCTTGTATCGTGTCCGCATGTAGCTAACCCAATTGCCCAAATTCAAAGGAACACCAGAATCCAAAAATTCAACGTGCCCACTTGGGACTTTAGCATCACCATACCTGCTCTTGTACTGCAGCAAAGCTGTATAATACTGATTCCAACGTGCGGTGTGGTTCATACACGTATCTTAGTCGATATGCGGTAAGATGTCAAGAGGACAATTTGAAATGTTCAATCTCTTTCGCCAAACTGCGTATACGCCTCACAGTCTCCGACGTTCCCGCATTATCAGACCACACCACAATGTCTTCACCAAACTCAAACTCTAAAGCATCCCAGCAAGCGCAGAACCGTGAGCGATACCCGGCAGGGACCTCTTCCAACCAGTAGGGAAAGGCATCTACGAACGGCTTAGCCCTAGCACCACAGATTAAAGCAAGCCCATACGACAAAGAGACAGCCCCATCATCTGCAATGGGAGCTGTTTCTGAAAGCCCTACAGTTTCAATCATATCCGCCAAATACTGCAAATCCACATGCAGCTTAGCCTTATGGAAATCCCGCATAGAGTTCATACCCTATTATAGGAAGAAGCGGGGCCCGGTGCAAGAGACCGAACCCCGCTCAGATACTTGATCGCCTTATCGGTTACCGGCACCTTAACCGATATCCACAATCATCCTCCTTAGGGGGTTAGTCACCTTGCCGGTACAAAAATACTCTATACCGTCAAGGTGCAACCCGCCGCAACTTTTAAGGCTATAATACAACAGCTTTAGGTCATCTAACGGGACACGCCCCTGTAGCACAAGAGTCGTCTAGGTCATCGTCCGACATCATCGTTGACCCTGACAACTTCTCCCCCAGAGGAGTCGTAGCCGCCAACATGGCCACATACTCCTCAAGCGTAAGCTCGCCCATCGGAGCCTGATCAAAACCATGCTCGCTGTGCAAAAGGAACGAAACCGACTTCATCTCAGACCAGTACTCCGCAAGATACGCCTTAATCTCCTCAAGCTCTTCCTTACGGTAGTACACGGTTACCGAAATCGAGTTATCAGCCCACAACCTTTGCAGCTTACGCACCAAATCCATCTGCTCTACCGCCGACATATTCTCAGCAAGCACAGTACCCTCAGGGAACGCACAAGGGAACTCCACCACCACGGTACGGTCATCCTCAGAACCATCAAAGTTACGCAAAGGCTCAACGTGGAAACCTTTACTGCGGCAATAGTTAACAAGCACATCCGTGGCAGCCATACGCATCCGCTTCACAAAATACTGAGAGAAACCAGGATGCACCCCAGGAGTCACACCAGGCAGCAAGCTGAGCGTACCAGACGGCTTAATCGTGGTAAGGCGAATAGACTCAGGCCAACCTCGCTCAGCCGACCAATCAATATCAAACTCACGCAACTTCACATACGCCTGATCCAGCCACTCAACCTTATCCAACGCCTGAGCAACCCCGGTAACCCCGAGACCCAGCCGCATGTTCTTAGAAGTGATCTTATCCGACGCAGGATCAAGATACGACAAAGCTGCTGTTGCCTTCTGAACCTTATAAAGCAGCAGCGTAAGGTCAACCAGTTCCTCCCGAGAATCAATCATCGGCAAAAAAATCTCCGACAGATTACAAGACTCACGGTTAGCCAACGGAATCTCCGCACAAGGATTCACACCCACAATACTGTAATCGGGACGAACCTCACCCATGCGCCCAAACTTACGTGAAGCCTCAAGATTGAAAAACCCGTAAGGCTCCCCGTTTCCCTCATAGCCTTCCCAAACAAGCTGAGGCATATTCTGCATCTGATACTCATTGACAAAAACAGTATTATTCGACATCGCCCGCTCAATTGGAATATTGCCAAGGTCCCACCGCTTCGCCATCAGATACTCTTCATCATCCAGACTACCAACAGCAATCTCCGCCGAACGACGAACATTACCAGCGACAACAATTGACCCAATAATATTCATACAGTCAAGAACCTCAACAGAAGTCATCGTACGGCCGATAGCCCCATCAAGTACCTTGCAAATCTTCTCAATACCAGAAATAAGAATATCGGGACCAGAAGCAGTGCCACCAAAAGTCTTAATAGGAACACCAGCAGGGCGGATCAAATGAGTAGCATAAGTCATCTTACGTGGATTGTCATCATCACCCAAGTAGCACTCAAACACCTTACGAATGACTTCACCCCACCCCTCACGGGTATCAGGCACAATGAAATCAGAATCATCAGCATCTACACGATCCACCCACGCAGACCGCACCACACCAAGACGCTCAGGTTTATCACACGAGAAACCAACCCCACCGCCCAACATGAGCCTTTCAACTGCCCACGAAAAGTCGGTAGGCTTCTGCACATCCACAAACCAGCAATTCCCGGTTAGTAGATTATCGGACAAAGCGAACGTGTGTGTCTCAGGGACAACCGCACAGAAAACAGGCTCAGGAGCACCATACTCCCCAACGGACTCAACCTTCCAATCAGCAACGCTGGCACGCCCCACAAAATCTCCACGATGCTTCGACAAAAGGAAAAACTCTGGATCTTCAATATGGAGCGGCAAAGTATAAATGGTGCTCTCCTTGCCGGTAAGATTGCTGATACGATTTTGTTCGTAAATAGGGCCAGTAGCAACACCAATAATAGTCGCAACGTCCTTGGCGGCACGCAACGAGTTAATATTGGTGCTATTCAACTGAGCGCCCTTCCCATCACGAGCATACCCGTCAGCAGCAAAATACCCTGCGAGCCAACCGTACAAATAACCACGGAACTCATTGTAATCAGGGGAAGCTTTATAAGACCGTGGAAGGCCGTAGAAAGTCGCACCGTGCTCACTTTCACTTGACTTGTAATCAAGGAAAAAATGTTCAAGCTCTGCAAGATCAGCATTAGCAACAAACGCACGAGCGCCCGTGTTATAAACCGTACCGTCACCGTAAACTAGACCAGCACGAACACCATCGTTGCTCATATCAGCAGTATGTGTGCCTTGCCCTTTTATGCTAACAAGCTTCATTCCCGGTCGCAAAGACTCAGTAAAGAACTCTTCCCGACCGTTCTTACCACGAACAATCCACCGATGCTCAGCGGTAGCACGAACAGTTTTTACCTGCTTCCCACGACGAAGCACGATTTCAGCAAGCCGCTGCTCACCGAAGCTTCGGATATCAGCATTAACCCACTTACCATAATCAGTCATAACCGTAGCATAACCAATAGCAGCTAGGTCATCAATTCGCTTAATGCCCTCCCGAGTAACAACCTCAGTTTCACCCCCAAGGCAATTCACCAAACTATCCCCACCCAAACGCTTGTTGTTCGGAGTGCCCAGCTGCCACAGCATACGTCCAGCAACGCTGCCCTTCAAATTGAAAAGATAATCATAAAGACGAATAGCCTCATCCTCAGACAGTTGTGCGCCAATGTCTTGGGCCCCGTTAACGACCCGCTGCACAGTCTCATGCCACTCCTCTGTCCGTTCAATAACATCGGAGTTATTCAAAAAAATCGGGCGTGCATACGTCCGTTTATAAGTAACGTACCCTAAACCGTTGAATCCCCAAGGTGGCATCTTGTCGGCGTAAGAGTTGGCATGATCGTCTGAGATGAGAAAAGACACGGCGAATCCTCCTAAATATATGTCTTCGTAAAAATGATGGTTCTTGTATTCTAACGGGCAGTGCTAACGGTAAGTAGTCAAGTTATTGTGAAAAGACCAGTTGTCCAAAAAAGTTATCAGATGGACAACTCCGCTAAACGTCTAGCCAGTTTTTCTTGGTTCGAAAATAGAAGAAACAGCCCTGCGGGTTGGTGATTAATGCTTACTACAGCATCACTACTTTCGGATATGTTTAAGGACAGCAGATTAACCGCACACAGCTTTCTTATGTGGTCAACAAACTCTATTTCTGAGTTCACTCCAATGTCTAGATGTTTGATCACTTTAAACAGTGTAGACATTTTACTAGATGTGGAAGCATTTGTCAATAGGCAAGCGAGTACCGTTGACGCAAATTCTTCCCAATGCCCAAACAGCGAAAGTGACGGTAGCACAGCCGATGTTTGCATGATTGAGGAGTTTTTGTCTTTTAAGCAAACTGCCGCTTCCAAAGCAAAATTTGCTTGATCGTTCAAAGCCAAAAACAGTACAGCGTTATCTAACATCTCAATTCCTGCTAAAACCGATCCGTCATACAGACAGTCAATCAAACAAAACTCACTCGCAATAGCAACAAGACCGTCTGTCCTGCTAAGTGTGTAGTCGCTATTATACATGTTGGCAACAGAATGTAAAACAAAAGTTAAATCAAGCACGCTGTCCAGCAAAGTTCCTTTTTCGTGAACTAAAAACTTTAACAGGTTAACGATGCCAGGTACATAGAAAGGATTAATTGACTCTAAGCTCTGTATCTGATCGGGCGTCCACGTAGGGATCGGAACATCAGAATCTTCATCGTCAAAATTAAATATTGGCATACCCTATTATAGCAAAGCCACGACTAATAGAGAAAGCCCCCGGGCCGAAACCCGGGGGCAAAACTCTAAGCCGTTAAACTACGATTATGGTTGTTCACCTAAGGTAATTGCAACGAACGACTCGGGGCGCTTCACCGCAAGGGCAAGGCGCTCTTCAGCCAGAACAACAATAGCGTTCCGAGTGAAGAAGTCATCGTAGTTCTCCGAAATACGGATCGAAGCCGCCTCACGGTCGTACAGCTGAGCGCCGGTACCGAAGGCACCAACCAGAGCCGTGCCCTGAGCAATCGCAGGGGTGTCGATGACGGGAACCCGCCACACCCGTGACTCAGCACCACCAGCAACCGACATCGCAAGGAGGTAGGTGCCCTGGCTGTTCTTCGTCAGCTCAATGTCTTCCCAGTCAATCGGGTTGACAATCACGCCAGTGGGCTCGTAGTTCGCCAGGTAGGCGAGAGTAAGCGCACGACGAATTGCGTCAGCCTTCGTGTCAGTGGACTCGTTCGCTGAAGCGGCCGAAGCGTAGCCCGGTGAGAAGTTCGGGTGGGTATAAGCCTGAATGTCGCTGTCGTTGAGGATACCGTCAAGCTGGTCGCCGCTGCCGTCGCCATTAAGGATCTGCTGATCCTCCATAAGGCGAAGGCCGTACAGAAGCTCATTGTCAATGATCCCACGAAGCTGAGGCTCATCCGACAACACATTACGGTGAGCAGCTTCCCAGTGAGCAATAGTGCGCACCGGAGCCTGACGGCCAACAAAGGAAAGGCTTGACTGTGGCTTCATGCCAAACTCACTCCCATCACGCTCAGGTACCATGTAAGCCGAAGCCGCAGACGCAAACCCGGCACGCCATCCGTCACCACCCGGCGTACCAGGAGTGACTGCACGACCGGTACCGTAGGTGCTAAGCACATAGCCGGTCTGACGGAAGTACTCAACAACCGCAGCATTAGTCGTGCGGGCAGGGAAAAGATCCCGAACCCGGCGGCTACGCTGCGGAAGCTGCACAATACCGTCACGCTCAACTCCACCAAACATATCAGGGGCTGCAAAACCGGTCCCACCAGGAGTACCTTGATGAATATCCTTGGTAAGAAGGCTCTTCACCTCAAAAGGCGAGCGCATGGTGTAACCATTTCGGCCACCCTGCAAATCCTTGAACTCAGGCGAATCCAAAAAGGCACCACCCACAGTCGAAGCCTGCGGACGACGATCAGCAGCCGCATCTGCCGCAGCAGCCACGCTCTTCTGATTCGGCTCCGAAGCCCACTTCTGAACTTCCTCAAGCTCACCAAGACCCTCAATGAGACCCTTAATTTCCTTGATGTCAACCATATTCTTCTGGAACGCAGCCTTCTTCTCTGCGTCAGCAATAAGGGTAGTCCCCTCAATCTGCATCGAATCAGCAATCTGACGCTGCTCTGCCATCTTCTCAGACAAAGCACCCTTCAGCTCATTGAGACGACTCTCATCAAAACTCATGTTCATTCCTCCTAAGGTTTGAGTTTAACATGTTTACTGTTTAATGACAGGCGACCCAAAAAGCAGTGACACCAGTCAACTATTATGCTAGCACCAAAGTAAAGGCAACCACGGGAACTTTAACAATAATCTCTTACAGCGCCGCAAAAACCAAAAATAACGTATATCACACTACTAGCAAAACCGCTCAACCCTTAGAATAACGTGGATGCTTCTCGGGCAACAAATCGTTATCGGTCGTGTACTTCGGGTTTGAAGGTTTTCCACTAGACACCAATTTTAGAAAAGCATTCACCCTGCCCATCGCCCACTGTTGCCTAGACATGTTCGGGCGGTGCGTTTGCGAAAAAGCGCCAGCACCCCTACGCCAAACAGCCGTTAAACGCCCCAGCGTAACAGTCCGGTCGGGCTTATCGCTACTCCGCATTTTCTCATTGTGTGTCTTAACCTTATCTTTTAAGGAGTTCTTCACCGCCGCAGATAACTCAATATTGTTTCGTTTCCCGGACGCTGACCCTGGCTTATTTCTACTAGACCCCGATATACGCTCAGACGGCTTAGCTGGAGTTTTAGGATCACCGCCTCGACGGGCAGCTTTCTCTCTCTGCTTCCAATTATCAGGAATCAAATCGGTCCGCCCCAACGCCCTCGCCCGCTTCATAATATGACGCTTAGCTGCAGCCCGATTCTTACCTAACCCGTAAGCCTGAATTGCGTTTCGCAAATCCCCCACATCCCTAATCGGAAACGACCCATCAGGAAGCGCCCATCCACGCTTAGCGTACTCATCCCTACGCTTACGAGTATAGAAACGCTTCTCTTCAATCGAATCAAAAATAGACTTCTCTTTACCCTCCACCCGGCGAACAATAGCCTTAGCCCACGTATACCCAGCATCACCGCCCCACAGCGCCCAAGCAATCCGACCATTAGAAGGAAAACCCTTCTCCCCCGGCCGATACCCCTCCGCTTTAGAATCACTCTGATGCCTATCAAAAAACGCCTTCATACGCTTCACCGTAGCATACGGCAAATTGCGGCCATTAGCTATGTCCCTTGCCCGTGCAATACCAACCATAGTACCCCCACGGCCAAACTCTTTACGCCAATCCAAAGCCCGCTTTGCTTCCTCAACCATACCAGCCGTGGGCTTAAACGAATCCGATGCGGCAGCCTTACCAGAAACTAAACCACCCCCAGGTAGCGTCTCTATGCGAAGCGGCCCACGCTCCCGTAAGTTTTCCCACACCTTAGGATTAGTAATAACACGACGGGCAGGCTTAGCTGCCCGTAAAACCCTTCTACCATTTGGCTCTGAAGCATGAACAGCATTATGCTCTTCTGGAGTACCACAAGGAGCCCACCGCCCCTGCCCCGCCTGATGTGCCCCAAAGCAACCCAATCGCACAGCCGCCATTTCAGCTTCAGCCTGCGTATCAAACATTCCTTTGCGGGCACCAACGGCCTTCAAGCGCAACAAGTCCTCAAACCCACCTTTACCCTGACGTTTCTTCCATTCACGAAACGCAGGATTGCCCATACGAATAAGCCTCTTTAAATCTGATGAAGACTCACACGGGCCCCACGCATCATCGCCAATTTTATGCGCCCCCGAACAACCCAAAATACGAGATAACTCTTCTGCCATCTCTTTAGTCGGAACTGTCTGATCTTCCAATGGGTCCTTAGCCATTACCCCTCCTTTGAACAGGCTCAACCAAACCACGGTCCGGTACAATACCTGTATCAAAATCACCCAAAGAACGAACCAAATTACGAATAGTGGAACCGTCGTTTGTGTTCTCAGCGTTCTTCAACAAAGAATACAACGCCTTTAGATCGGCACGAGTTTGCTCAGGTGTGCGAACACCTTCATCATCGCCCCCTCCCGTAGAAACCACAAACATAGCAGTCCACAGCTTGTTAATATCCTCATAGGAAGCTAAACGTGGGCGGCGTGCAGGAAACTCAGTAATAAAAAACCCCATATCATGATCAGTCATACCCTCAAGCTGTGCTTGATTGTTATCGTACTCTTGATTGAAAGTGTTGATTTGTCCTACGGCACTATCAAATAGGGCTGAACTAATCTCAACCAAATCAGAAAAGGCATTCTTAAGAACAGCCTCGTCATACGGAGCCGATTCTTGACGGGCTTTCCGTACTTCTACGGTTTCCTCAAAGGCATCCACATCGTCCTGCCAACCCCGCTTAGCGAAAAAAACTGCGGAGTCCCCCGAATCGCTAACCCGAGCGACTATCATGTTTCCATCAGCAAGCGCATAATACTTGTACATCAGTCGCCCTCCCCAATGTAATACATTTCTCCGTCATCAGCAAGACGAACCACATCCATATTATACAACCCACTTTTAACAAAATCAAATATAGAAGTTGGCTTATCATCAGGGCCCAGCCAGCGCACCATACCAGCAAAATACGGCAACATATCCGCTGGCTCAGCAGAAAAATCTCCGTTATCCTCTAAGGTTAGAATCCCCCTCTGAGTCTTATCAAACTTATCAAAAAACACGTAACGCCTCATGACTGCACCCTTCCCCTATATTAGATCCAAAATATAGTCTAGATTATTAGACTCAAACTGCTCCAACAACCAATCATACCGCTGCTGGAGCAACTGAGACGCCAATTCCCACTGGTTGTCACGACTCAAATCGTCACCCACATCCGAAACCATATCTTGAATATCATCACCCAAACGTGCGATTTCTTCACCAAACGCCATGCGCTCCATCACAGCACTAAGAGCCTCCCGAGCCCCCTCTCGATCACTCTGAATACGCTCCTCCAACGCCGTATGAATAGAACTCACATAACCCCCAGCTTGAAGCAGCTTCATCTGCTCTGCAGGGTCCCCATCTGCCATAGCCTGCTGCCGCAAAACCCTTCCCATCTCTACCTGGCCCCCTCGGCCGAATCTGGCACCACCTATCAGACCTGCCTCATTATCCCAAGGCACCAAACGCTGCTCATTTGTTTCAGGATCAACATAAATCCCAAAGTTTCCCTCGTGCCGGTCTGGGTTCCCCAACAGCATATCCAACAAAGTCATCTGGAACATATCTTCCAAATTTACTGGCCCCACAGCCACCTCAGTACCGTCAGGCTCAGTTACTATTCCCCCCTCAAAATAGCTGGAATTGCCAGAAGTCGCTCTTATATTGCGCCCAAAACCGTCCGCATCCTGCAACCTTAGATTAGTATTAGTATCGCCCAAACCACGCCCCTCAGGAACCCAGTTATGAGCCATCTCTATAACCAACCCACGAGTCGTACCCGGATTAGGCACATTCGGGTTATTGTCCTCACCCATCGGGCCGTCCCAACGAATCTGACCTGCCTGCATACCCATCCGCTCCTGCAACATACGAGCAGTAACCTCAACAGCGCCACCATAATGACCAAATGAATACCCATTAGCAAACTTGAACCCATACAGCTGACCAGTCTCAGAGTCTCGGAAGAAAGTCATACCACTAGGTAGATCGGTCAGATCAGCACCAGCATTGTTAATCCCCCGCTGAATGCCCGTAATAACTTCATAACGAGGCGTAGCGTTAACAACGTCTGACCGGTCCCAATGACCTGACCCGGGATGATCTGAATTATCAAAGATTGCCTGTGCCACGAAAAAGTCAGGAATCTCCATAATGTCGCCACCATCACGCAGCCGCTGAACAGCAGTTGCCTGATCATCAATCCCATTGGCACCAACCGCAACAGAAGGCAAGGCACCTGCCGGGTCATTATTTGCATCTAAAGGAACACGATTAGGATTAACACTCCACCGCTCAGCCGTTTTCAGCCGCTGATTAATTGTTTCTGGCCTAGAAGCTGGATCAGGCTCATCAAACCATCCCCGTGGGAAAAGCTCCTGAACATCGTAAGTACCCGCCTCAAACAGTGCCCCCGACAAACCACCGTGGTCGTCATAGCCAAGTTGTTGCATTTTGTCCAAAATGTCAGGATCATCAGCTTCTAAAGCAGCTATCTCTTCTGCAGGCACCCCATCCTGTCCGGGTCCTCCAATAGCAAAGCTTCTGAACCCTCTACCCTTGAACGCCTGGAACGCAACCGCATTACGCTCCCCATTAGGCCCATCCAGAGCCACCAAAAAATCGTGGTGAGCTGGAAGCTGGTCCGCACGGCTATCGGGGTCACGATGCACGCTAAGCATCGTATCAATGCGGGCGGCCCTGATATCGTCCTTGATTAAAGCTTTCGCCTGTAGCATCTCGGCGGTGATCTCCCTGCCATCTCCCTTAGCCAGCTTGTAGCCATTGTACCGCTCAAGCATTAGTTCCATTCTCTCGTTAAGCCTAATAATTTGACGGGAATCGCTATTACGGTAACCATGCCGAGCCCACACCGCAACCCCATCTGCCGCTGCAGACACCTTATACTTAGGAATGCCCAATCCTCCATACCACAAGGCAGCGTTGTCATTAAACTCGTTAGAAGCGCCCCCGCCGCTGAAGTCAACCTTTTGCCCATTGGGCCCATCAATGGTTTTTTTGAAACCAAGATAACTATGATAGGCGTGGCTGTTCGCTGAAAGCCTCCCGTCGGCATTGTACTTGAAATTCAGTGTCCTCGCAATACCGCCATCAAGGTGACTTGGGGAGCCTCGTTCACTAAACTCTGTGCCATCTGGAGCACGCAAAATAAAGTTATTAACCCCCTCAGCATTAATGTACGAAATACGGCCAGTGTCAGACTCACGCTGGATATAAACATCATTAATTTCAGGCTGGATAATCTTCTGATAAACTACACCATCAATCTCAATCTCGCCCACATTCATTTCAACGCCATCAGAATACATCGCACGAACTCTAGACTCAGCTTCCCGATCACCCAACAAAGACAGTTCGCTGGCCGTAATGTCCCAAGGCGTATCATCCCCATACCTGCGCTGGGCCAAAGCCTTAATCTTTTGCCTCCGCTTAGCCCGGCGAGTCTCCGCTGCCTCTTTCCAATCGTACCTGGCAATCTGACCAAGCCTGCCATCTAAATCAGCATTATTACCTACAGCCCGGCCAACCTGATTGCGGGCTTCACGTCGCCCAATTTCTGCATCAACCTCATCACGAAGACGTTGCATGCTCAAAACTGCACCAGGGTTCATCCCACGCCGGTTAATAAATTCACTAGACAAAACGTTCCGCAAATTCTCCAACGCCGCATCACTACGATTATGGATTGGCTGCTGCAACTCAGTCGGCCCAAACCGGTTACGTCTATCGAGAATCTCACTAATTTCCCCAAGCTTATCGGCATATGCCCGAGTATCTTCTTTGTCTGCCAAAATGCGCCGCTGCATATTAAGCAAATCTCTAGTCGGCATAGCATTTAGGTTGTTCCAGTCGTCCGGGCTCATCCAGCCGTACCCAATATTTTCAGCGTTGACGGGAAACTCAATATTGCTGCCCATCTGCTCAGCCCCACGACGGCGAAGCTCAAGTTCAAGCTCACCAATTTCTCTATTGCGATTATTCTGCAACCGCTCATCTAGCTGGAGCCTATTAGGAGACGGTGCCTCTGTGCGTCTTGCCAATCTAGCAATTTCATCAATTTCGAAATTATCAAGATACGCCAACCGCTCCTCCAGTGCCTCACGGCTCCGATCCGCTAGCGGTAAATTCATCTCGAAAATTTCGGACCTACGAGCATCTTCAAAGACACGATCAATATTAAACAATAAATACTCTGGCCCCAAGTTATCATCACCCGTCAAACGGGCATAATCATCAACCGACAACCCATCAATCCGGCGAGCTAAATCACGCCGAAGCTCAGGCCAATCCTCCAACGAAATGCCAAAGTCGTTGCGAAGTATCTCCGCAACCCCAGAGGCGTCGTCTACAGCATGAGGCACAACCATACCATCCTCAGGCGACCCCCAAATAGCAGACCAAGCATCTTCAAGTTTCTGCTCATAGCGGCGGCCATCACGGCCAATTTGGGCATTATAAACGTCCGTAACAGCAGCAATCGCAGCCTCAAGGCGCTGAACACGCTCTATCGAACCCGTGCCGTCAGCAACCCTACCACGCTCGGTAGCTAGGGCATCACGCAATTCCAAAATAGTCAACCGGTTCATTTCCGCAGGTAGCGCCCCTGCGTCACCGAAGCTGTTAATTTGCGTATTAAGAGCACGGTCCATAACCCTATCCAGATACTCCTCATCCGTCTGCATAATCCGGGCAGCACGATGACGGCGGGCCAACTCTTGACGCATCTCTCGCAAAAGCTGCAACGCCTGAACACGCTGGGGGCCAGGGGGTGCATTACGAGCCGCCTCACGGACCTCTTCAAAAGCTAAACTCAGATCGTAAGCGTCGGCGTCCACAATAAAATCAGGAGTAAACCTATCCAACGAATCAGGCGACACACGACGTGGAGATCGCAAAGCCTCAGGAGAAGGAGCACCATCCACCAATTGCTGCAAGTTATTCCTAGCTACAGGATTAAGCATAGCCAAAGCACGAAGTGCCCTATCGTTATCACCCCTATCAAGGGCATCCAAAGCAGCATTCAAGGCCCTGAAATTTCTTAACCGCATAGTGGCAAGCCGCTTAGCTTGCGGATCACCAATACTATCAACATAGGAACGCAAAGCGTCTAGATTAAGTTTCTCACGAGCGGTGACCCCACCTCTGAACATATTTGCAGCCTCTTGAAAAGCGTTCAACACCGCCGCAGCAAACACTTCAGGATTATCATTCAGTTGCTGAGAAAGCTTCCACAAGATGTTCCCCACGGCGGCTGGTATAGCTAACTCAGGATCAGCAAACCGATTAAACTGGGCGTCATCATCCACCGGCCTCAGATCACCCTCTGCACGATCCTCCTTAATTACCCTATTGACCAAACGGCCACGCTCATTAAGAACCCCACTGCCATCATCATAATACCTACCAAAACGACGATCAAGCTCAGGTCCATCCCCCCTATCATAATCCTCATCCCGCCAGTAAGCCCGCCCTGGTAAACCACGACGTGGGAACCTATTGCGCACATTACGAATAGCTGCTTCGCTTGGGGCGTCAGTACGAGGCGCAGGGCGACGACCCATGTTTGGTCCTCTGCGAACTACTTCCTCCCTGATATCGGTGAAGAAGTCTCGCAAAACCAAACGCAGCTCAGAATTATCCTCACCAAACACGCTACCAGCACGTAATATAAGCTGTTCGTAAAACATTAAGTCTCTATCTGATAGGCTAGCCCAGAACTCTTGCGTTACTCCTAGACGGTCAGAATCATCGAACGCAAACATCCGTTCGTTCATTTCCCGCAAGGCTGCTTCAATATCTTTAGAGACAAACAAATCAAACTTTTCATCTAATTCTTGACCTGGGAGATGTGAATGCTGTTTCGATCCGCCTTCACCAAAACGCTCCTCAAACACTTTATCAAGCTCTCTGCGGAACATTTCAGCCCGAGGATCATTACCGTCATATCGTGCTAAGGCGTTTCTGAACTTTACAACGTCGTCATCGGAAAGCTGGGCAAATAGTAGAGCCCCCATATCCCCGGCGTCGAGGGCTTCCCAACGGTTGACTAGTTCATCGAAATGCTTATTCACAACATCAGGGGTGTCAGGTTTTTCACCATTGCGCCGATTGACTTCACGAGATAAATCATCTCTAAGACGAGCCAAGTCAATATCATCAAACTCTTCTATTGCTCGGTCAACAGCACGCAAGTAGAAACCTAAGTCTTCGTTTGACATTCTTTCAAGAAGGTTTCTGGTCGTGAGATCCTCCGCCACATCCAAACGCTCATCAAGCTCTTCTAAAGCGTCAATAACCCCATCGGGATCATTCAAATCAAATCGCTCATTAATACCAACGCCTGAACCAATACGCAGAGCATCACGGCGTCGTTGCTCATCTCTGAGCGCATCTCTAATACCCGCCCAGACAACTCCATCATCAGGCTCAGAATTATCCTCTAAAACCCTGTCCAGCTTTTTAAGAATGTCGTCCAACTCTGCTTGCGAAAAACTGCCCAGGTCAAGCCCACCTTCTTCAAGGCGTTGAACAAGGTCTGCCTGAAACTCGGCAACATCAAACTGCTCATCAGCTTCATCTGGAAGATCCCCTGGCTCAATAGCGTCAGGCCGTCGGAGACCACGAAATTCCATTTCAGCCCGAACAAACTCCCGCATTTTCTCCTGAAAACTATTTATTTCGTCTCCCCGCTGATCTTCCGCCGACAAATGGTCAGCGTATCGCTGTAAGTTTTCGTCTGTCAACCGCTGAACCCAGCGTCGATCATCATAGTCGTCGATCTCTGCAAGAGTGCGCATCCAATACCGCTTACGTGCCTTCCACTCAGCCTTGTCACGTTCAAACGCTGCGTCTGGCCCATCAGGAACCTCGGCCCGGGCAGCTTCCACAAATCCGGCTTCAGAGTTAGGATTAACACGGGGGCGGCGTGGAGGTAAGTCGGCTTGTCCTGCCCTCAATGGTAGCGGCCTCCCAGTTCGGTCCCTCAACCCACCATTGTCGTCTAGATAATAGCCGGGGAAATCAGGATGCTCATCGCCGGGGCGAAGATTGTCAATGATCTCTTGACGGCTTCGTTGCTCGCTGAATCGCTGCATAAGCTCACTATCAGGATCGGCGTACTCCCGCAACCGCTCAAGCACCTCTGGAGTAATATCTACAGCGTTCCGATCATTTGTTCGCCCAGAACCGCTACGGCCGCCCCCCAAAAGAGGCATCGGCCTACCAAACCGATCTTCAAAGCCGCCATTTTCAGTAAGGAAAAACCCAGGTCGGTCAGGATGCTCATCGCCGGGGCGAAGATTGTCGAACTGGTCATAACGACGTAGCTGATCCCGTAATCCTGGTAGAAGCTCGCTACCTTGCCGCAACCGCTCAAGCACCTCTGGAGAAGGATCTACGGCATCAGGGTCCTCTACCCGTCTAGCACGGCGAGGACGGGCAGGAGCATCAATAGTTCCCAAGTTTTTTCCAACCGCCTCCTGTAAAGTTGCCCCAAACAAATCAATATTATTGTCAACAAGTGCCGCACGCCTACGCTCCCCAGGAGTCTGAGGAGGATTAACCTCTAACCTGCCAGCCTCCACAGTTGCAAGCGTACTAAACAATTCTCTAACTTCTTCAAGGTTGTTCCAATCAACATTTTCAAAAATCTCTCGACGGCGCTCATCCGCTTTCATTCTTTCAAGAATTTCAACGTAACGCAACCCAATCAACGGAGTACGCTCCGTTGGCTGTAGAAGCCCAGGACCAAGCATCCCAGCATCGCCAGTATCAAACTCTGCTATTTGCGCTTTAGCATCCTCTAGCGCTTCTCGCAACTCCGGTATATCCGTAACCCGATCAAGATCTCCATTACCCCCCGAAAGGTTCAACCGATTTATAGTGGACTGCGCCTCCTGAAAAAAGTTTGTAAGCTGTTGCAAGCGATTCAACGCCTGAGGACCCGCCACACCCCCACAATTTCGGCCAAACTGATCAGAAAACCGACCACCATGACGAGTACCAGGCGGGCACCTAAACCTATTAGCTCCAGAGTCAAAAACAGCAGAAACGCCGCCGCCAACCGAACCCGCAGTTTCACCAATCGTGCGGCCAATCCTACGAGCAGAAGGAGCCTTAAACGAAAGGGACCTAAACGTAGCCACCTTAGTAGATATATTTTTGTTGTAGGCCTGAGCGCCCCTCATTAGCAACTCCGCCTCAAATGGCTGAGTTGGAAGATCAAACGCAAAAACTTTTAACGACTTCTCTTCAGACTCAATCTCAAAAATAGGTGCATTCTTTGCACGACGTGGGGCTGAACGAGACATAAAGGTTTCATACACCCACCGTGGAACGGTCTTCTTAATCCCACCAGCCGCCACAACACGCAAAAGCTCATTCTTTGGCTCAGAAACATTAAACCCATTAGAGGTCACCTCGCCAAACTCAACTGTAAACCTGCCATTTGAAGCGTCTGCCCACGCCCTCAAATCTTCAGATGGATCAGGCATGTCCGGGGCACGGCTTATCCCTTCAGAGAACCTTCGTAGTAGACCCGCTCGCTCTTCAGGGGACAGCTCTCCACCTACCCGATTAATTTTAACAGCGCCAACACCAGGGATGAATACATACACAGCCCTCAACCCCGAACTAAAAGCGGGCACTAGTTCTGCACCAATAACACCTGAAGAATACTTATCAATAAGATTACCGTCCGCTAAGTCATCAAACTCATTCATCTGCGCTAAACGCTGAACGGGTACAACCGGTTCTAGAATCACACCGTCCCGACGAACTGCCTTAATCGGAAAATCTAACTCAGAATATTGCTGAAGAACAAAATCAATAGAAGTCTGGGCACGAGTTGGGGACCCCTTCTTGGGGGCCTGCGGAATCTGAGCAGCACGAATAATATCTAGCGGATTAGAGTTATTTCGAAGATCACCAATTTCCTGAACAAGGCCCGCAGTGCTAGCAAGCGAAGCCAACTCTCTAGCAGCAGCAAGAGTCGGCGCACCCGGCCCAAACTTTGGTATGCCTAATATTTGGGCACCACAAGTACTAAACTCAGAATTAGTAAAAGTTCCGCCGTTCTCGTACCCAGGAGGGCACCTAAACTTATTACGAGCACCCCTACCCCCACGGCGGCGAGGGGTGCGGCCCGGAATATTAAATCCGAAACCGGGGGTAAGCATTTCATAAATTTGGCTACGAACAGGACTCCGAACATCAGAAATATCCCCAGGGGCAATAGCGGTACCTACAGCTTGAGCCCCCTGAGCAAGTCTGGAAGAACCACCAAATATACCCACCCGCTTAACATCTGTAACTACTTCTGGAAAAACATGACTTTCATAACGCTGCAAAAACATGGCAGCTTTCATCTCAACAACATTTTGGCGACCATCAATAGGCTGAGACATAACCCCACCCAAAGACCTAGACTCCCGAACGGTCTCCCTTAGGGAGTTTCCCACCAGAGTGTCGACAGAAAACGACTTTTTACGGCGACCACGGCGGCGGCGACGGCCCCCACCGGAGCGGCCGCCACGGCCATGATGGTTACCCTCATTAGGCCACTTGCC